TATTTCAGTAAATGAGCCCAGATAATCCGAAGATTTGAACATACGATACGGAGAAGAACTTTCCTGTGCTATCGCATACTTTCCGTCAGACGAAAGCCCCAAAGCAAAGCTATTGCCAATAACGGAATGCTTCAATGCCCAGGTTTTTCCGTAATCGGCGGATATACGTGCACCGGAATAAGAGTACCCTCCCTCTATAACCATATATTTCCCGTCATAGGATATGGCCAATGTACGGGCAGAGAAACTCGAATCGGTAATTTTAGTCCACGTCTTCCCATAATCCCCGGAATAATAGGCATAGTATAACTTTGATGAACTCTCCCTGTTGCAGCAACACAACATGTATTTGCCGTCACCGGAAATGGCAATCTTTGTGATAGGCCCCCTGAATATTTCACTGCTGAAAGTTTCTCCATAATCGGAAGATATAAACAGCTCATGGGTAGTATAATAGGGAGAATTTGACGCATATGCCACTACGTATCTGCCGGAATGGGACATTTCCACCCCCATGAGAGGCACGGTATTGTCTTTTAATCCATTGGAGACCCGCCATGTCTTCCCATAATCCCCGGAAAGCATCAAATCATATTTGTTATTGCTATTCTGACACACAACAGCGACCAGATTCCCCCTGCCGTTGCAGGCTATCGAGTATACGGAATAGCAATTATCAGGCTTGAAAGGTTCTGCCGTCTCCAGAAAATCCGTAGAACGCAATAATCCCACATTTGCCATATAGCACGAGCAATAGATATGCCTGCCGTCTCCGGACATGGCAATCCTCGTTCTATCGTTGCTGAAAAAGTATTCGTTTACATTAGGAAGGTCGGAAGGTTGTCTTCTGGTCCATGTCATTCCACAATCCTTGGAAATATCTATTAAGGCTCTACTGTCGGAGAATGCAATCACATACTGACCGTCCTTTATATTATTGCTTCGTCTTTTTAATACACTCATAAACCTTAGTCCCTTGTTTTTACGGATATTGAATAGGCGCCAGCGGCATAGCACCAGATACTAATCTCAAAGATATCTCCAGCGGAAACACTGATTGAAGTACCGGACATCGAAGTGAACGCGCCGGTATTGGGTATCGGCTGTGTGAATGCCGCCGATGCGACGCAGCGGATATACAAGTCATTGCCCACTGACATTCCGGAAGCAAGGCTGATGTTCGTGGCAGAACCCAACCTTGCAGTGATACTTCTCTTGGAAATTGGCAGGGAGGCCAGTGTCGTGACCGTATTCGCACCGGTGACTGTCGGGTCACCGACACCTTGCGGCCCTTGTGGTCCTTGCGCACCAGTCGCCCCTTTAGGTCCAGTAGCTCCGGTAGCACCCTTCAGGTTCTTGAAAGCAAAGGAAAAGGTTCTGGCCAATGCGGTACCACCGAGAGAAACGGTCACGGAGGGCGTACCGATGTTGGCGTCAACCGTAGCAGTAGCACCGGTAATACTGGCACTTGCACCTGCTGCACCCGTGGCACCAGTAGCACCGGTAGCGCCTTTTGCACCCGTATCACCTTTGTCTCCTTTATCGCCCTTTGGACCTTGTATTCCTTGTGCACCAGTGGCGCCTTTTGCACCAGCAGGACCGGTAGCACCAGTATCACCTTTTACTCCTTGCGGTCCTGTGGCACCGGTATCACCTTTCATGCCCTGTGGACCTTGTACGCCTTGAGGACCTTGCGCTCCCGTATCCCCCTTCTCGCCTTTATCGCCCTTTGGACCTTGTAATTGTCCTTGACTTTGCCAATCACCGTTATACCAGGCATAATATGTATAAGGCAATGCAGTTCCAACGGAATAGAAACCAGTGATGTTTGACCCGTCAGGTACAGCAGTCTTTAAGGCATCAAGCGTATCGTAACGTCCAAGAAGGGTGAATGTATCTCCCGGCTTGCCTTTCACATAGATATCCGTCTTAACGTATTCTTTAGCGCTCTTATCCCATTGGTATACATAGTGGTCTGCACCGATGTAGGTAGGATGTTCTGCCGTATCAGTAGCATTCGCAGTAGCCGTCTCCGATTCCTGCTTGAGGGCAGCAAATTCAGTGACACGGGTACTTTCAGCATTTACACGGCCACTTTCAGCATTTACGCGTCCGGTTTCGGCTGTTTGGCGGTTAGTTTCCGCACTATTACGTGTATCCTCAGCAGTGCTTCGGGCATTCTCAGCAGTAACGCGCTTACCTTCTGCTGTAGCACGACCGGTTTCAGCATTGACACGACCCGTTTCGGCTGTCTGTCGGGTTGACTCTGCGTTGGCCCGCACTGTCTCAGCATTTTTACGTTCCTCCTCGGCGCTGACACGTTTACCTTCGGCAGTAACACGGCCGGTTTCGGCAGTTGCCCGTCCGGTCTCAGACGTCTGTCGGACCGCTTCAGCTTTGCCTCGCTCTGTCTCTGCCGTTTTCCTGAGACCTTCGGCTGTCACACGTTCCTTTTCGGCATTGATACGCGTAGTTTCAGCAGATGCGCGGGTACTTTCAGATGAAGCACGCTTTGTCTCAGCCGTTTCACGGGATTTCTCAGCTTCCTTGCGTGCGTTCTCCACTATGACACGCTCCGCTTCGGCTTTGCGCACTTCCTCAGCAGCTTCCTCAGCAGGGGCAGACAGCAACTCAAGCGGTGCCTCGACCACCGATTCTTCCATACCGGCAAGACGGAGGGCGGGCAGGCTCACGATATCGGCCAGCGAATCGACAATCTCCACATCGCCCACACCTTGGGAGCCGACAAGAAGGGCTTTCTTCACCTCCTCTACAAGCTGGTTGAACTGATTTGATTCCAATACCATAATTTTCAGAATTGATTTAAGATGGCTGGATGACGTTCAGTTGGTTAATTACCGCACGTTTCACGGCAGCTATGAGCCGTGAGTTCTTCACCACAAGTTCAAGAGCCTTGCAATACTGTTCCGGGATTTCCACCGCATCTTTCGAGTAGTAGATTTCCCGTGCCAAGTCTTCAAAGCCTATATCCAGAAGGATACTTCCGTTGTACATCATTTCATTGCCGACCGTTTCGGCTACGTCGAAGGTCTGCTTGGCGCCTTCGAATGAGGTCTGGGCCTCGATTTTCTTAAAGTTGATTTTCATACTTTCTATTTTAATTATTCTATATACTCATCCATGACAGATACCAATTCCCCAAAACCCGTTTTATCACATGCCATTCACGCCCGTTGATATTCGTCCTGGAAGAGTTCGCGAACGTACCGGAAGGAAAACTGATGGTATTCCCGTTCGGCATTATCCATATCTCATGCCCGTCAGAAGAGGACGGAAGGGATATAGTACAGTTGCCGTAAAAAAGCAGTGTGTGGTCGGTCGCCTTAATGCTGTACCTTGTAACCGAAGAGAGTATCACGTCAGTATTCCGGTATACACCTTGCGTCTTCAGCGGCCCGGCAATTTCCAGAGTCCCGGAGGACGGAGCATACATCTTCCCCACTATCACATCACCACCGAAATAGCTCTCGCCGGAAGATACGTGTATGGCCCTATTGCGCCCCGGAATGGTTGCAGAGATGGTTACCACCCCTTTGACTGTGCCCGCTTCCATAGTCTGGTAGGGCCTTATCAGGATGCTATTGGCTCCTCCGTCCGACGCTATCGCATGCAGATAGTAGCTCTTGCTGAGTTCGAACTGCGTAGTGCTATCTGTAAGGTCGGTCACGAACGCTCTCGAGTTGGTGGATATACCGTTACCATGCAGATACAGATAGTCACCTATCCGGCCGCTGGAGGCGTTTATCTTTCCGTTTACGGTGATGCCGTTCAATATGGCGTTGGCACCGGAAATATTTCCTTTCAACGTAAGATTATTGGCTGTGATATCGTTAAGCGTGGCATTGGCACCGGATATGGTACCTTTCAGGGTAAGGTTATTCGCGGTGATATCGTTCAAGACAGCATCCCTGCCCGTTATACTCCCTTTCAAGGTAAGATTATTGGCGGTGATATCATTCAGTGTAGCCCCCGCCCCGGTAATGTTGCCCTTCAACGTAAGGTTATTGGCAGTAATGTCGTTCAGGATGGCGTCAATACCTGAGATATTGCCTTTTAATGTCAGATTATTAGCTGTAATGCCGTTCAGCGTAGCATCCGTGCCCGTTATGCTGCCCTTTAGAGTCAGGTTGTTTGCCGTGATGTCGTTCATCGTCACACGCCCGTTTGTATCGACCACGAAACTGCCGTTGATGATGGTCTTTCCCGTAAAGTTTATCCGGTCAGCCTCGATTGTAGCATTGGATATCAGCCTGCCCGCTTCGCCTTCGGTGATGAACGCGCTGATTTGAGCACGCCTGACGATATCACCGTTGGGGTCGACCTTTTCCGCAAACATGGTGGCGATATTGCTCTCCGTCACTAAACCGGCTTTGTCGATATTGGTAATGTTACCTTTGGAATCGAAGGTTATCTTCTGCACGAACTGGTCTATACGGCTAGCCGTCTGGCTAATGGCTGAGGTATGCTGTTCCACGGTACCCTTCAGGCTGTTTGTGGCACTCACCATGCTTTCTATCTTCTCGGCAGTCACATGAAAGCTGCCTGCATGGGCGAACAGCTTGCCGTCCAGGTCAGAGACGGACGCACTGAAGTCCGCACGAAGACCGCGGGCCGATATGTCAATGGCGGACTTGTATGCTTCGGTGATTCCAGTCTCAAGGCCTGCAAGACCGGACGTGAATTCAGCTTTCAGACCACGGGCGGAGATGTCGATGGCAGAGGTGTATGCCTGCGTTATGCGACTCTCAGTATTCGTCAGGTCCTCCGTGAACTTCGCTTCGAGGTTGCGCGCGGTCAGCAGGAATTCACTGTGATACTCTTCGAGCTTGCCAGCCGTGCTTCTGATTTCGTCAAGGTTCGCCTGGATCTTCTTGTCTGTGAGTTCGAAGCGCATGTTGAATTCCTCGCGCAGGTCGGCAAGAGCGTCATCGGTCAGCGTAAGTGCATACAAGTACATGTCACCGGTGAAGGACATATAGAAATTACCGGTACCGTTCCACTTGCCGGTTATCTCCATCTGCTTGAATTCGGTACCGGGATATAGGTCCTTAGAAAAGGAAATCGGGGTGTATTCCTCAAAACCGTCTTTGTTCTCGTCCTTGAAATGGAAGGCAAAAGTGCCGGGGCGCTTCACTAAATATTTGAAAGAGATAGTGAACTGCCGGGGGCGCTTGAGTTCGTCGAAGGTCTCAAAATCCGGATGGCGGTAAAAGTCTGAATTGACCTGCTCGACATAGCTGTTCTTCAAGCGTAAGACACTTTTTGCACCCTCGCTTACTATATCGGCAAATGACTCCTTGTTCGCATAGAAGTTACTGTTGAAGTACAGCAGCCGGCCGTCAACTCGGAAGATGCGTATGTTGCTGCTACCGGTCCAGTACTGCATGTCAGCGGCAAAAGACGCATTGTTCAAGTAGTTGTTCAGGGCATTGATTTCATCACGCACGGATGAGATTTCAGACTTGATAAGCCCCTCAATCACAGTGAACATTGTCAGGATGTCCTCACCGGCCATCGTAAGGAATCGCCCTTTGATTTCTACGCCACCTTCCGGTGTGTACTTGATGTAAGTGCTCTCATCACGGGCGCCGATATAGGAAGTACCGTACACTTTCATGTAGGCATGCCCGGTGGATTTGTCAACACCGAAGGAGATTACATCTTTCCCCGTTAGGTTGAAGTCGTCAATGCCGGTGTAGAAAGTTATAGACGGGGATGTCTCGTTGGTAGACGATAGCACGATTGCGCTTTGAAGGTCTACATCTGTACGGTGGCCCAATCCTATAATGTCATCGCCCGCTTGGGGAACATCGCTGTCCTCATCGCAGATGGTCTTGGACAAATCGATGTAGTCACGTCCCACGGCCACAACCTCACGCCAATAGTAGCGATTGGAGGCATTAAGAGTGGTTCCTTCGACGATGTTGCACTCCTTTGCCTGCGCCAGCGAGCCTACACTGAACTCGTTGGCTATCGCCTCACCGTCCTGCTCGGCAAGAAAACTGCAGCGGTAGACGTCTTCCAGTTCCTCCACGCGGATGCACTTCATACCGGCATGGGTGATTATTTGTTCACCGCCTACATGGGTAGCTCTCTTGACTTGCAATTCATCAAAGACGGCCTTTATCTTCACATATAGACGGTCAACGACAGCCTGCGAGGTGCCGTCCTTGCGTACCGTGATACCGCTGCCGTTCTTGCCTATCAGCAATCCCTTCAAAAAGTTTATGATTTCTTCCGCTACGTCGCTTGCGTCCTTGCGGAGGAACATTCTCAGGGTACGCAAGGCTGAGAACACATTGAAGTTGCTTGCGGCCGTAGCGTCGTTGGTCTTGATGACATAGATGTTGCTTCCTCCCGAACCGGTGAAGGTCTGTCCCTTAAAAGTCAACTCTTCGACTTGCGTTTCAATATCGGAAATGCGGGAATAGGCGGTGCTTTCGCCAATCGTATACTGCGGGGAATCGTAAGGCTTGTCGAGGTTGATTTCAAAGCCGATGACACGGGACAAGCGCCCGTCCTTGAAGTAGGCAGGATTGACAAGGTTGATGCGCTGTCCTATGTCAAAGCTGTGATTTATTTGGTCTTTGTGTACCCAGATGGAGTTGAGCGTAGCCGTATAGGTGCCGTCGTCGATGCAGGTCTTTGCCACGTACTTCTTTGCAGTGGCAAGCAGTTCCTCTTCGGCAGCAGCCACCAGCCCAAGTTCGGTTATCTTCTCGGCATTCCAACCAGACAGTACATACTTGTCACCTTTTGAAGGGAACAACACTTCATCCGGCAAGGAACGGCCGTAGTCTTCATTCTGTACAATCTCCCAAAGTTGGGCATCAGGATTCCATGTGCCGTCGTCGTTCTTTTCGGTCAAACCAAGAGGATTAAAAGCTACGCCGAACTCCATGCCGTTGAGCTTGCCGGATTCGAACCTGATTTTGAGTTCCTGTCCTTCAAGGATGTATTCCTTCGAGAAGTTGATGCCTGAATCCTTGAACCGGTAGAAGGTAGCTTTTGTCTTTGTACCATCTTCATTATCTACCTCGCTCTCATAAAAGCTTACACCGGTGATTTCACCTACTCTTTTGGGGCAGATGTCATCAAATACAACAACGGCTTCGACAGCTTCCAAATCGGTCAAGCCCTCGTGGGCATCCACGTATGGAGTGCCTGCCGGAAGCATAAGGCGCTTCTGGACGATACCGTTGACAACAGCGGTCTGGTCTACCGGGCGATAGTTGGTAGGGATGTTTCTTGTTGAACCGAACGCATAGATTCTTGTAGCATAAGTACCCTTGCTGTCACTCCGGCTCATGTCCTTGGCTTCCTTATCCAGTTCTATCTTAACAGCATCGGAGAACTCACAGCGTCCGAAGTTGATTACATGGTCCGTTACCCAACAATCACAACCCCAGTTATCAGCCATGCTGAACATAGCATCAATGAGGTTGGTATTGTCATAGGTCATCAATTTGGAGGAGTTCTCGACACTATCGTCAATGGAAAACACGAAGTCTTTTCCCTCATATTTATAACCAAGAGCTTTCAAATTGCGAAGGAATACACCCATCTGGACATCCAGTGAAGCGGTAAGGGACCAGGACGCTTCCAGTCCTCCGTACTCCGGGGTGTACTTGAATATCTTTGTTTTCCACTTGAAATAGTAAGCGTCAAAACGAAGTTCATAGGAGTAGCCTCCGTTCTTGTAGGTCGGATAGGGAATATCTACAATCTGATAGATTTTTGCCAATTTACCGCCCATGGAGGCATCGAGTACCCCACGCAGGTCAACGTAATCACCTACTTGGAAATCGACTGGGGACAGAGTATTAAAAGGTAGTACGACATAGTCCTCTTTCATTAAAGAGAACTTGCCTTTTGCACCGGGATTGATACCAGTTGAAAAGCGGGTATTGCCTTGTATGTCCTTAATATCTATCATGTAAACAAAGGTCGGACATAAAAAAAAGAAGCCCTAAAAATTAGAGCTTCCATACACGACAATGAATTTAATGTCGTAAATTTCTAGCCTACAACACGGTTAGATGGATTATACTCACAGAATTTGGCTGATATTTTCCCAAATGTCCGGTCTAAGCTTTGGGCATAAGAAACGCTCTTTCCTAAATATAGCAAATGATAAATATCACTACTGTTCTCAGGAATCTGAATATCAATTTTACCTTTGTAAAGTTCTTCATAAAAAGCTGTTTTCTTTGCCTGATAATCGGCAGGAGAATCACCTTCTACTGTAAAAACAAGAGTTAACTCACGCTCATCAAGCTTGGGGTTATCCATAAGAACTTGTTTCCCATGTTCCAAGCGTGATTTATTCTCTATAAACTCTTTCAGAGGTACCGGTGCTCCCAGTACATCAAGAAAGTTATCTCCCATTCTAACACCCCACTCTTTTAGGGCTTCTCTTCCGTTTATTATTAATTCTGCCATAACTATTATAGATTCTTTATATCCTGCTTGATATCATTTGTATTATCGAGTATTCGCGGACTATTCTTGGCAAGAATAACAGAGTTTTCAAGTATATCTCTACGGTCCATGTTACCTTCTACTTGGAATGTTCTCATTTCATCTACGATTCTTTCCATATTGGAGACTTTATCGGTCAATGCCTTTATGTCCTCTGTCGGGAAAACAATATGTACCTGCGACTGATAGCCGCTCGCTATTGTCTCTTTGGCTCTATCTGCGAAATTAGGAGTTCCAGATAACAAAGCTGGGACATCCCCACTTCTAAGATTGAGCAATGAAAGTTTGCCATTGATGGATGAAAGTAAACCGGTCTGTTGAATGGACTGGTTCTTTATTTCTTCCCCGGCAACCTGCAAAGCTGTAAAACGTCCGTTAAGTTCTTCGCCGGTATCTTGTGACATGGCTTCAAAACCCTTGCTACTCGCCTGCTGTAAAAACATGGTTCCAAAGAACTGGTTGATGGCATCAACTTCTTTCTTCATGTCGTCAACCATCGTCTGTTTCATGGAGTCGAGGAGCTGCTTTTCTTCGGAAGTCAGGTCGTCATCTCCCATGGCCTTTTTCCACTCATTGTACCACTTCTGCATCTGCGGTTTGAAGTTCTCCACATACATGGCCTTAATCAAAGCCTTGCGCATGTATTCGCTCATGTCATCGGAAATATCCTCCGCTGTGGCCTCTATATCGTACAAGGAATTCAGAATACCATCAGAGAACGACTCCCATTCCTGCTCAGCTTCATTACGGGCGTTCTCCGCTTCCTGGGCGGCTTCTTCCGCACGGTTGATGGCTCCCGTATCAAGAGTGGGGAAAAGCTTGTTAGCCGCATCCACAATGTCGACACCGGCTTTCTGAATTTCGGCTATCATCTCGTCCAGAGTCTTGCGCTCGGCCGTATCAATGGCACCGTCTTTCATAAATTCCGTATATTTGTCATACCAGGCCTGAATCTGAGGCTGGAGCTGGGCAGTAAACATGGAATCCACCAAGGCATTGCGCATATATTGATAGATATTGTCGGCTATGTCCTCGGCGGTAGCTTCTGCGTCATAGAGCACACTCTTGATACTGTCGGAGAAAGAGTTGAACGCTTTCCTTACCTCCTCTCCAGAGTCTTTCCACGCGTCACTGATTTCCCCGGCAGCATCGGCGACCTCCTTGCTCAACCCGTCAATGTCATTCTTGATGTTTGTACGCTCTTCATCGGTTACAAGTCCATCCTCTGAGTATTCCTTCCATTTTTCCCAGATGGCCTTGATACGCGGTTCGTACTGTTCAAGGTACATTGCCTCAATAAGCTCTTTCCGCATGGAATCGGAGATATTCTTGGCAACAGTCTCAGCAGTAACTTCCGTATCATACAAGGAACTTAATATCCCATCGGAGAATGATTTGAATTCCTCCTCAAGTTCTTTCTTTAGGTTGCTCTCAGTAATGCCAAGAGTATCACTCAGAATATCCTTAGCGGCCGTAATGTCGTTAGCCAACTTCTCCGCTTCGTTTCTTAACGCATCCTTTTCAGCGCCGGTTATGTCACCGTCAGACATGGCTTCCTGAACCTTCTTGTATAACTCCTCTATCTGCGGTTGGAAGCTATCAGTGAACATCTTATCAACCATCTGCTGACGGATGTACTCAAAGATGTTGTCTGTCACATCCTCGGCAGTGGCTTCGACAGAGGACATGGCAGACTTGACGCTATCAACAAACGACTGCAAGTCTTCGGCGTTCTTCAGCTTGTCAGCAAACAAACTATTAACGTCCTCTACGCCCTTCATCATCTGCTCAATGTATTGGTCAATCTGAGAGCCGAGTTGTGCCATGTCACTCTCGGACAATCCGTCTTTGGAAAGCCCTTCAAAGGTCTTGTACAACTCTTCCATCTTGCTCTTGTACTCCTTTTCATACAGAGCGTTAATCATTGCCTGACGGAAGTAATCATAGATATTATCAGAAACATCCTTGGCCGTCACATCAAGGGAAGTAAGAGAACTCTGCATACTACCGATGAAATCCTCATAGTTATCCGTGCTACTGTCGGTATCCTCTTTGGTCCATCCGAAAATTTCCGCAAGCTTGTCACGTTCGGCAAGTGCGGAACCGGCAATTGCGTCATACTGCTTCCGAAGAGCCTCCATCTCCTCCTTCGTAATGCCTCCTTGGTCTTTATTGGCCTGGGCAAAGGCATCGTACCACGTTTGAAGGTCCTCGGTAAATTTGTTGCCTACCATTGTGGTAAGCACGGCACGCTGCATATATCCGCTGAAACTGTCAGAAAAGTCTTTCGCGGAACTGCCCATATCCATGAGGGTATCCACAAAACTGTCGAAAACGCTATCGAACGTTGTCTGTGTCAGTTGTTCACTAATCTGGTTCTGAATATCCTCAATCCTTTCCTCTCCATCTATAATGCCGTTCAAATATTCTTGCACGTCACCGTCCATCTTCGCCCAGAAGGCAGGAGCTTCGGATTTAAGTTTCTCCAATTGCTCAACAGTGAGGTCAAACAGTCCGGTCATTCTTCCGGTCCCGATAAACTCTTTGGCGGCATTGACTGACATGTCGAGTGCGTCGGCAATGTCCTGCCAGTCGCTTGACGAGGTGTTCTTTGCCATCCGCTTGCCAATGGAATGGGAACCTGCAGATGCACCGGAATTAAGACGTTCTTTTCCCAATAGGCGATATGCCTCAATTTGCTTTTCAACAAGGCCAAGCGCCTCTTCTCCTACCTTGTCTGCCTCCATGCCGTAGGAAATGCTGATGTATTCCTGCTTCTTGTCTATCAGTTCATCCCATATCTCATTGAGCCTGGTGTACTCCTCAACCATCTCGTTATAGTGGGAATAATCGGCACCGAACATCCCGTCCAATGCGGACACTACAGAGGAAATTCCAGAAACCGCACTCATTGCGCCTCCGACAATATCACCCGACATGATTTGCCCGACCCCGGATGCCGTTTGTCCTAAGCCGCCAAGCGCATCAATGGCACTTGTTATCTTACTGTCGTCAAATCCGAATATGTCGGCGATACTTGAGCCAAACTCATTCAATGCAGGGGCAAAAGACGTCACAGTATTTCCTATATCGGTGATTCCTTGACCGATTTTCTTGGAATCGTTGCCACCCTTTTTTATGGCTTCTATCCCTTTCTCCAAGTCAGAGACGAAAGCCTGCCACGGTGATTTTCCTTTAAGTTCATCCTTTAACCCTTTGATTGCGTCTGTAACATCCTTGATGGATATTTCCCCTTTTTCTATCCTTTCAATGTCTTTATCAGTGAATCCGAGTACTTTCAATTCGTCAAGTGTAACATTCGTTCCGTCACTTTCCTTTGTACCAGACATGTACTTGACAAGTGTTTCATACTTATCAATGATGGACTGAATAGCGGAAACGGACTTATTGCTGGCATCCTCGAATAAGTCAGCCATAGAACGGGTCGTTTTGCCGTACTGTTCATCGAGGTCATTAAGCTGTTGCCGTTTTTCCTCTTCAAGTATACCCTCGTCACCTGCATTCGACGCTTCCTTTATTGCTTGGTCGTATTTATCTATGATGGCTTTCCTTTTCTGCTGGTAGTTACCGAATTTTACAAGATACTCATTCCATGAGGCCTCCTGCTCACGTATTTCGTCACTATATTGTCGTTTTCTCGTATTTCCTATTATGGAATCAAAAACAGATGTATCAACGGAAATTGAAGATGAAGAGAAAGACTTCTTCACATAGTCCTTTGTCTGTTTAGCTTTTAAATCCTCCTAAGCATCGAATATCTCCTTCTGATTTTGTATATAGGCACGTATATAGTCCTCCTTCTGGCGCTCTAAAGCTTGTATTTCTTTCTTATTCATAAGTTCACGTTGCGCCTGCTCCTTCTCGTAACCATCCTGCAAGTTGTCAATGCGAGACTGCTCTAATTGATTATCCAAGTCCTGCTGCTGGCGCTGGCGTTCAAAGGTCTGTTTACGCTCAAGCTCGGTAATACGGTGCAGTTGGTCGGTGTAGGCATTTATGTCCTTTACGCCAGAAATATTACCATTATCTGCAACAAAAGCACGTACATCAATAGAATCTATCAAAGCATTATTAGCATCCTTCAAGGCATCTACAACCTTTTTGTTTTCTTGTAAAGCTTTGGTTCTTCGGTTGAATTCAGCCGCTTCTATAGTTAATGCTTGTGTTACTATAGTAGTTCCAATGGGGGTATAACCGGATGTTGCTGTCCCATTTTGCGTGCTTTCCCTATGTCTGTTCGTCCAATTCGTATCAGCATTTATGGCTTTCTGCAATTGATATATTTTATTGTAGTTCTCTTCTATTATCTTCATTGCCGCTCTTGCTTGTGCAGCTTTCAAAAGGTTTTCTGTTAGAGATTTATATGCAGAAGCGGCATTACCTGCCAAAATAGCCTCATTAGATAAATTACCAAAATAAGAAGGGTATTTTTTTTGTAGCTCATCTGCTGCTTTATTCCTTTCTTCTAAAGACCTCTTATGATTTTGGGTGGCCTTATACAAAGCATCCAATTCTACACGTTCTCTTGCAGAATTTCTTGCACCTTCTGACGTTATTTTACTTAGATTCTGTTGATAAGAGACTACATCTCGTAAGGCATCCTTAACTTTAAATAAACCAGCAACCCAATCCACTACTTTATCACCGTACAAAGTAAGCAACGTAATTCCCACGGTCAATGCAGACTGCCAGCTAAACAAAGAAGATATAACTTGCTTCCACACCGGAGTAGCTGCCTGCCCCGACTTCTTCAATAGCTCATACTCTGTTCTCGCTCGTTTAATTTCATCTGCTAAAATTGGAAGATTATTCGATATAGCAGAAAAAAAGACTTTAGGACCATAAGCCAAAGAAGGAAGCTCACGCCCAACTTGCTGGATAGACATACTTAGTCCATTCCATTGCCTTCCATAATTACCAACATTCCTTTGATGATTTCCGATTGTAGCATCAAGTTCCTTTATTTTTGCATCCGTTTGCTGAATAGACGCAAGCAGTTCTTTACCAAGAGGGGAATTACGCTCTTCCTCTGTCAGTTCGCGATAGGCTATTCTCATTCTTGATAAAGACTGGGATAACCCGTTCATGGAAGTGGCGGCTACATTATCAAGTTTGGCATTATTATTCAACGCTTGTCTCACCTCTGACAAAGCGGTTTTATGCGTCAATAATGAATTGTTTAACTGTTCAAGCCGCTTTTGTTGGGCAGAAGATAAAGAAGATGATTCCCCTTGTGATTTATTGATTTTCTTAATTTCAGCATTAATCAGACGGATAGCATTCATTTCCTCTACCATTCGTTTGATATTGGCATCCCTTGTTCCAAGAATATCGTTAATCTCGGTTCTCAAATCATCATAAGCCTTTGCTTGTGCTTGAATGCTTGCTGTTTCAGCCGTATTAGTCTGTGTATTTGCATCACCTATCTGTGTAGGAGCACTAACGACTTTAGATACTTTCTCCTGCGCTTGAACAATCTTTTCAGTAGCTTTATTGATTCGACTGACCGAAAGCATTATTTTCCCTTCTGTTGCCGCAATTTTATCCACCAACGCATCATATTGCCCAATCAAAGAGGTAAGCTGCGATTGCAATCCCTTTGCAATATCAATATCCACTGTGATATTAATACCCATCAATACTTTCTTTACATTCTCTATCTCGTTCTTTAGTTTACGCAACTTCTGAACGTCATCGTCTACATTTGATATAATTCCTGCCATATTATAGTTTTTTTTCTATTTGCCTACCTGCATACAAGATGCCATTAGTCATAATAACTTCAAATCCTTTACTTTCGACATAGCTTGCATAAGGCTGACCGTTAGCCAAATAAAGCCCATCCTTTGATTTTTCGGAATAAATCAGAAGATTCTCTGTATTTCTTACCGCTTCGGAATGAGAACCGTCTGATTCCACCCACATATCTACTATTTTCCCATTACGGACAACACACCCCCCATTTGCATTATTCAAGTTACCAGTCCTATTTTCATAAGTCTTGTTAATCTTTGCATTTCGGGTGGCGTCTCTCCCTATTTGAGAAAGAGTATTATAATACTTATCATCTACACTTTCAAGCAATTCATCTAATCCTGATGTATCTCCTCTAAACTCCATTATTTTTCATTTGTGCTAAGTTCGACAAACACAAGTTATCCAGCAATATTTCAAATATTTAATATGCGACAACGGAATAATTGTCGTGAAATAATTGGGAGTGATTGATTTTTGAGATATTTTTGCAAACACTTAAGTTAATAAATGTACTGTCATGAAAAATACACTACTTCTGATATTGCTAATATTTGCTTTTTCAAGTTGCAATAAGTCATATAAATATGTGGAAACGGTTAAAGAAAAGTCATTATTCAGCAACTCTTACAATGAGAAGGAGGAGGAACCTAAAACGATAAGCTCAAAGAATGATTCCCTTGCGTATTTAGAAGCATATCAAAAATTTTGCATTTCTCAAAAAGTTTATAAAGATATGACTAATCAAGGAATAGAGTTTGTTAATATCCCAATAAAGTTCTCACTGTACAACTCAAACGGTGAAAAAGTAAATCCATATATAAACCAATCAACCCTTGACAATATAAAAAATAATGTTATGTCTTTAGATGATAACATTGGAAAAACAATATCGGACATAAAAAAAGAAAAACAAAATCCTATTGATTCTATAACAGTAAAAAAAATATCCTTTTTATTTACATTTAACAAGGACGAATTTGACCCACGTGAACTAACATGGATTAAACCAAAATCTGCTCCCCAATATACCAACCAGAATGGAATATATTGTTATTTTATGAAAGATATTGATGGGGTATCAAACTTTAGACTCAGAATACAATATTATTCTGACGATTGGTTATTCATTCGCAAATATCAATTTTCTATTGACAATAAAGCTTATGAATTTATCCCCAATAATGTAGAAACTGATTCAGGTAATGGAGGATATATATGGGAATGGTGTGATGAAAATATCCATTCCAATAATGACATTGAATTAATAAAGGCACTTTCTAATGCTAAAACTGCAAAAATAAAATTTATTGGAAGGCAATATCACGATATAAAAACCATATCACAAAAACAGATTAAAGGAATAAAAGATGCCTTAAACTTATATCTCGCAATGGGAGGGAGTTTGTAATATTCATATTAAGCGCACCCCAACTTAATGAGGTGCGCATTATTATTTAAGCAGCATCTTTACCTAAGAACTTTTCTACGAAGTAAATTTGCCCCTTACCAGTCACTTTGGTAGTAGTAGTGACCAATACAGAGCCGTCCGGCTTGGTGATGGTGGTTTTCTTCAATTCAAAAAGCCCCAATTTCATAGCTTTCTGCGTTGGCTGATTGTAGTAGTCGCCCTTTTGGCAAAGATAACCATTCTCGCGCATCCAGTTAAACAAACGGTTCTGACCGATATTCACTCCATTTTGTTGCAGTATCTTTGCTAATTCTGCAACCAAGCAAGAACGTTGAGAAGTTGAAACGGCATCGGCAAAAAGGACTTTAGGTGCATCTTTCTGAATCTTCTGTTCGGCTTCGATACGCTTCTGTTTTTCTTCTTTCAAGTTGGTTGCAAGCTGAATCAGAAAATCGGGTGAGGTCAAAGCTTTTTCAAGTGTATCGCTGGTCATGTATGCACCATGTTTGCGGATTGAGGGCAAAACTTCGCTTGTAACCCATTTGCGAAACGGTTTTGCTTTTTCGCTATCACTTCTTATGACAACATCATACAAACCGCTTTCAGTAACAAATGTCGCTTGTTGTGTTCTACCTAAATTATCTTTTATGGGGTGCGTTTGACGCACATCATCATCTAAACGACTGGCACACCTTGAAGTATCTTTTATGCCAATCACAGCGCAAACATCTGCCAAACAAAACAACGGTTCTTCATTCTCATTCATAGCAATTCTCACTTTTCCGAACTGCTCATTTTGGAAAATCTGAATATTATTCATACTTTTACACAGTTTAAAAAATTAGACCCCACCAAAGGACGCTCCTAACTTCATCCGATGGTGGGGTTTATACTTTACAGCCGTTAGGATAACTGCGTTGTTTCTGTTTGCAAACTTATTATATAATCGTGTAAGAGAGAGATTTTTATTTTACCATAACACGACAATCGTTTCATTGTCGTGAAGTTTTGGTGGTGGTCTCGTTTTCATATGTTTCATACTTATTTAGTCAATACATTGTCTATCAATCCACGAAGTTCTTTCAGTTCTTCTTCGGTCAACCCATACACATTACCCAATGCAGAGGGCTTTTCAATCTTTAAGCCGTACTTTACCCCCCCCCCGTTGCTTCTCTTTGGGTAAAACGGCAATAGCAAATCGTTTACTCATTTCTTGCTGTTTTAATTAATGACTATGTTCTCAGATTCTCGTTGAATAGCCTTAAAGGCGGTGGTCTTGCTTTGAGGTTCATAACTATGGAATTTATAAGGCAGCCCCTAAAGTCGTGCGAAGACTGCCTTTGGATAATCGTGTTATTTATATACTCGGATATATCCTGAATCCCTCTACCAGCTTCCCCTCAAAATCAGAAATCAACTTGCGTATCTGCTTGTTTTGATTGTCAGCATTTATATAGTGACCAGCCAAATAATAACCCTCTACATAAGCATTGCCTATTTGGGAGAAGATATTACGCAATCTTTCTTGAAATGGAAGTTTGTCACAGTCAAAGACACCTGCCATTATTTCGCCATAAGCACCATATCCAAACCCTTTTTCATCTCTCATTCTTTTCGCTGTTTCTTTCAACCGTTTATTGAAACGGTTCAGTTCGGACTTTAATATCTTTTCGGCATACTTGGTGCAATCATTCTTGCGAAGCATTTCTTCCATTTCGTTGAAGGCGCTAATATACGCTTCTTTGAATTGTGCAGCCACCCTGCCAGTGAATCCCATAGCCAAAAAGGTGAACCCATCACGGGTTAAATAGTACATGGGTCTTTTTTCACCTTTTTTATCGACATATTCAACGGGCGCAAAATTGCGCTGGTTAAATAACTCACTACAATCCAATGATTTAATAGCTCTCAATACATCTTTGTGTGCTTTACCAAAATACTCGGCAACTACCAATGAGGAAGTTACTGCCTTACCTTCTCTCACTTCAATCAAATCAACTTCAGACGAGGAAGAATTGTTCCTTTTAATAATCTCTGTTTGCATGTTCATTATATTTATGTGTTAGTACTATAAGTTCTACTTTAATCACCCACATAGTGAGCACCGAAATGCCCGTAACTATACGGATTGTAATACGCTGATTGAGGTATTGACAAATCATCATAAGAGCTACGCTCTGCCGATACAGTACCACCACATGAGGCATTTACCGATTTTATATATTCTCTGTCTTTCTTTGCCATTGCCTCATTGGTAAGAGCCAGTTCTGACTTAGCCATCATCCAAGCGAATTTCAAACAGTCAGAGAAAGACTTGTTGCCAGCATGACGTTTATAACATCTATGGGCTGACTTCATAATTTGAGATAAGTTGTAGCGTTTCATATATCTATCGTTTTATAACCACAATGCAAATGTAAACCGTTCGCTTTAAATAAACAAACAAAATAGTAATATTTCGCTTTACATTAACTCAATTTAAGAATAGCTATCGCTTTACGTATTTAAAAGTATGTATATTTGCACAAAATATAATTTAGAATAGTTATGGCTTTACGAATAAAAGAAGTTATAAAAGAGCAAGGAACAACTGTTCAAGAGCTTGCTGATAAGATGGGAATATCCAGAGTGGGATTAAGTCAACACATAAATGGCAATCCTTCAGTAGAAGTATTAGAACGAATAGCATCTGCTTTGAATGTTCAAGTTTCAGACCTTTTTGAAAAATCTTCCGATGAAGTTATAGGAGCTGTTCGCATAGGAGATAGCACTCACGTTATCAATAGTAAGGATGATATTAAGAAACTGGCGGAAAAATTATGAATATATCCCTATAAATGATAACAAATAACGCTATATTTTGTTATTTCATTATTTAATAACACTATATTTGCACAATAAACTAACCCAATAATCAATGGCACAATTAATAATTAAGAACATAGGACCAATAAAAGACATAAATATTACATTAAATAAAGTAAATGTAATTATAGGTCCGCAAAGTTCAGGTAAAAGCACTATTAACAAAATTGCATGCTTTTGCTCATGGGTAGAAAAGAAAGTTTCATTGGAACAATCTTTTGACTTTTTTCTTAAAGATGATAATTTCATTACTAATTTGATAGTTTTTCACAAATTAGATGGATATTTTTCCAATGATTCAAAGATTATGTACGCATCTTCTGTTGTTAAGTTTTCTTTTGAATATAGAAGTAAAGTCCCGACTTTTGAATGGGTGAATCAATATAATTATATTAGAACTAAAATTTCATACATACCTGCTGAACGTAATATCGTTTCTATGATATCTGATTGGAAACAAGTCAATTTACCTAAAAACAATATTTTTAATTTTATGTCAGATTGGAATATTGCAAGAAAAGTATATACTGTTGACAATAGACTGGATATTAAATCTTTAGACACCAAATATTACTATGATGAGAATCAAGACATTGATTTTCTAGAAACATTGGACGGAAACAAAATCCAATTAATAAATGCTTCAAGTGGGCAGCAATCTATGATTCCTTTATATACATTAGTCAACTATTTTACTAAATCTATTTATGAAGGAGATAGAAACGACAACATTGATAATAAAGAAAGAGATGCTAAATTATTAAATATAATAATATCAAAATCATTATCAGAAGTTATTGATAATAAAACAAATCTCAATAACGAAAAATGGCTACATCAATATTTAAAAACGATTTTAAAAGTCACAAAGGAGAATGAGAAATTTCATTTACCTAAGGCTGGAGAAACTTTTTTAAGTTCACTATCTGACTATTTTACTCATTTTATCCAAACAAATTATACAAGTTTATACATGGAGGAGCCAGAGTTAAACTTATTCCCTTCTACACAAAAGAATTTATTGTATTTCATAATAAGTTCAATAAAGGAGAAAGAACATAAGTTATTTCTAACAACTCACAGTCCATACATACTTTATTCATTAAATAATTGTATAATGGGTTGGCTTGTGAAGAATAATATGCCCAAAGATATTGCAAATTCTTTGGAAAGCTACAATTCATGGATTAACCCTAAACTCGTTTCTGCATGGCAAATAAAGGATGGAGAAATATTTTCCATTCAAGAGCATCATACTAATAGTATTGGGAAACATTATTTCAATGAAATAATGAACGAAACGATGGACGAATATTATACAATGCTTAATTATTTTATTCCAGAAGAAAAATGAAGAATAGATTATTGGCACAATTACCCCAACATAAAACATGCCTTTGTTCTATATACAATCCTCATCTATATATTGTAGACTGGAAAGATTATAATAAAGGAGTAGTTGAAATTTCTGGCGCTCAAAGAAATGTTATTAACGCTGTTCATATATTAAATGAGAATAATGTAAAAGTTTTTTTTGATGGATTTCCTGAAAATGCATTACCTATCACTAAAAAAAAGCGTTCTAGACAATGTGAATGTGTTGTTTTTCCAATAACTTGTGATCAAGATGAATGGGTTTTATTTATTGAAACCAAATATGCAAATAGTATTCATGCTGCAAAGAATCCTAATTCAGATTATCCCTATTGTATGGTACGTCAAATAAAAGAAACGGTCTCATACTTTAGGATGAAAGGAATAATTTCAGAAAATAAAATCGTTCATGCGATTATTGCTTTCCCTAATCTTATGGAAGGATTTAATTCATGGGTATTCCCTATTAAGCATGATGGCATTGAGGAATCTATCTTAGATATCAGAATCAATGATAAAATAATCATACGAGCTACAAATCATGCTCAAATAGTAGATGATACAAACATACTTTTACTTTCATAAAGTTAAGCCGGATTTCTCCGGCTTTATCCTATTTCTTTTTCCTACGATTAGCCAATTCCTTACCACTGATTCTATTCACCTTTTGACCACCATATACTGTGTGTAACTTATCCCGTTGCATCATCAGCAGATTCCGATAAGGGATAATCTCAAACACTTCTGTATAACTCAGACGAAGCGTGTCAATCAAATGGGCTATCTGCCCGAAGAACGTTGTGTTTCCTACTGTTTCGGTCTTGCTGCCAGCATCGACACGTTCCTCATCGAGCTGACACACTGAAAAGCCGATATATCCATCATGGAGAAACACACCTCCAAAGCATTCCTAACTTCTTCAAAAGTCCCGTTCTCCAATTCTTTGACCAAACTATCATTCCCGCAGATGAAGCATGAAATACCTTTCAGCATATCTTCAGTAGCTTCAGGAAGCTCTTTAATAGCCTCCATGATATTATCTCCTCGCAGGGCGATATTGGAAAAATGATGAATGGCACGACAGATAATTTTAATTGTAGGAGGTTTGATGGTATAAACGATTCCACCTATCCCTACATTTTTAAAATCCAGCCCTAATAGGGCATCAGAAACCGTTTTTGCTGCTTGATTATTCATAACATTAAATTAAAAAGGCGGTGAGCAACCACCCACCGCCATCTGAAAACAATCCTTTTACTGAAAAATTATCAACCTTCCGGCACTACAACTTCCGATTCGTCAAACCACTTTTCGGAAGCCAATCCATCTACACCTGTGGAAAGGGGAACGGCCGAAACAGCCAATCCGACAGCCTTATCGGTATTAGAGCCACGGGCATTGATAGCCGCTTTCGGAAACACAACATAAACTCCGTCTTTGGTTTTACCAATCACACATTTATGAATAGGCTTATACTTGCCTCTTTCCCAATTCTTTTCTGTGGCTTTACCACCTTGTAAATCAGCCTTTGTAGCATAATCATACTCACCAATGGTGAAGTTGATTTTCACCTCACCCGGTTCAGACGTTTCCCGGTAGTACTCACCAGTCAAAGCGTTTTTGTAACGAGTTACACTTGCCTCTGCTTCTTCGTATTGATACGTGTCACCATGCACATTCTTGACCCGCTTCGTTGCTGCGTTTTTCAAGATGGTGGCTACTTCTGCGCCTGTTAATCCGGCAGCTGGAGTAGTAACCGTTTTAATCGGTTCTGCATAATACAGTTCGTCAATTTCTACTGCTGTAATCATATCATTTTACATTTAATACATTAAACAAAATTCTCACATTCACATAATGACACTTCAAAGCTGTGTCCGCTTCTGTACCGATAGAATCAATAGAGTAACGATATGTCATACCATCATAGGTGCTTACTACATCATCAAACAGCTTGCCAGCCTTTCTTTCAAGTTCGTTAAGCCGGATTGTGTTCGCTTCATTCTCGCTTAAATTGGGTACACATAGATTCACTTCTGCGAAAGATTTCTTCCAATACTTTCCCGGCTGTTGTTTCTTCGTGTGGATGACAATCCTTTCGGACTTCAATTCACCCGTCAGCGTTTCTCCTGCTGGTACTATGTCTATTCCGAAAATCTTGCAGTCCCGGTAGAGGATGTTTCCTATGTCGGTGGTTACTATCATCGTTCAAATCTATCTTTCAATCTTTTTTCTGTCCTTATCGCTGCACTTCCTGCAACTTCAAATCCTTTGGATTCCACGAATGAAGCATAATCAGCTTCGTTTTTCAGAATTAAGCCATCTTCATTAACCTCATAATCATTCGATTCTCTCAAATGTTTTGTGTGGTCTTGATAGTTTCCGGTAGCTTTTGCATCTTCAACAAATGCCTCTCCCTCTTCTTTCATGCCAGCAACGACTTCGCTTGTTCCGTCCTCAAAGAACTGGTCAACATCCGAAAAGTCTGCATCTATTCCAACCATATTACTCTGTAGGAAAAATAGTTTGTTTCCAAAGGGCTTTTAGCAACTCCTTCACCTCTTATGCTTCCATCGGCATTCAAACAACGAACCTCTGCACCTGCTTCAACCTTTGACGGCTTATCAAAGACTACCTTGTACTTGAAATCATACAAAGCACCATTGATAGATACTTTCTTTTCCGCACTCACATCATCACAACGGCATCTGCATATATCCTGCCAGCTCTCACCACCTGTGCCGGGAATAGGTCTGCCGAACTCATCCTTATCCATCGGGGTGATAACCTTAACCTGCAATATGTGTGGAGCGAATATCATAAGAAAGTCACTTTAGGTTTGTTACTCAGTTCGTCTTTCAAGCCGTACTGCTTACACAGAAATGAATAGTAATCCTTAATGCCTTGAATGTTCCAAGACATAGAAAAACCGCCTTCACTGATTGAAGTGGCGCGAAGCAAAAGAGAGGGGATGAACTTCGCAATTGCTACAGAGACACGGACACAGCAATGCTCATTCATCTCATCCTCTCCGCTTATCTTCGAGGTAAGACACATATCCAAAATGTCAGCCTCCGATACCTGAATGCCGAATGTCTGAAACTTCTGTTGTATGTAGTCGTTTACCGTCATCTTAATATGGTGTAATCAGTGTACTATATGCTGTATGGCTATAATGTGTGCAATACTTCGACTTATAGACGTACCGGAACGGGCATTTAGGAACTGAAATCTGTTTCCTTTGCATTGCCGTAATAGTTACTGTTTGCTTCACCGGACTATCCACAACCATAAATATTGGCTGCGGAGTGATCAGCACAACACAATCAACAGAAGATGCTTCAAAAGTGATACACTGAATGTCTGGCAAACCAACATCAACAGATGGATTCACATACTCACACTTGGGAGATTCCACACTTGATGCCTGCACGTCCAACGAGACCAAAGACATCATCAAAAAGCCACACATGGCAAAAATAAAATTCTTCATTTCTTTTCTGATTTATAAAATTAGACAATGGAAGGGTAGAAGCACTACCCTATCCTTTTACTCGATACCTAATGCTTCTTTCAGTTTGGCTGTTGATTCTTCATCCAGTTCTGCAACCTTAGCCAAAAAAGTTTCCTCTTTCATATTGCCGGAAGCTTGCGCACCGATAGACTTCAAAGCATCAATCAAAGCCTTCTTCTCAAACTCCTTTTCAAAGAGGGAGATTTTCACCTCCTTCTTTTCTTCAGGGGCTTTCACTTCGGGATTTTTTGCCTCAATCCGTTCAGCAAGTCTGCGGCTTTCCATATCCAGCACACGGGCTTCCTCACCGACTTCAATCATTTCACCGGGAGTATAATACTTTCCGGTGAACTTGTCGCGGAAAACTGATATAACCTTTACTTTCATATCCTACCTCCTTATGCTGATTGGATGGATGCAATTTCGCTCAAATCGAAATTAGTAATCAAATCCGGATTGGAAATCTGCGGAATCCACTCTGCCGTATATTCCATGTAGCGACCATTTTTGTCACGGTAGTTGGAGATAAGCATCTGTCCCTCTGACGGGATATAAGTACGTCCTTGTACCGGGTCTGTCGCTTCATACGGGGTATGATGGCGCATATAACCAATGTTGTCAGAAGGCAACAGAGTAATACGGTTATCCGCGTAAATCTGCACATTCTTTCCCGTCTGGTCTTTCACGTAGTCCTCCTTGATTTCGATGCGAGGCAGACCGATGCCGGTGAACACTTCGGAAGCCAAAGAAGAGGAAACCAATCCCGTACTCAACTTCATTTCGTTGCTGCCGAGAATCATCTTGTACTGCTCACCAAATTCAGATGAACCAAGAATAAGCTTGTTGAAAGATGCACGAGTCATAACCATCTTGGCATAAACGCCATAGTCCGGTGCCAAGGAATGAAGTTTCTCTCTCAAATAAGAGATAAACATATTCTTTCCGTCCACAACCACATCTCCACTTTTCGGCTTGATAAAATTGAACGGAAGGGTAATCTCCAGCAGTTTATTATTGGTCTGGCCGGAAGTGATTGCAGCATCTTTGTTGTAAACGATGGCTTCACCAAGCATCAACAGCGCACCGAAAATAATATCCATACGCTTGTGGGCGGCAAGGGTAATCTGACGGTAATCGTCTGCCAGAAAGTTTACAATTTCTTCCATTGCTGCCTTTTGGTCTACCGGTTTAGCAGCATTGAACTTGTCAATCAAATCCTGCAATTCGGAAAGACGGTCGATAGACATCTGGTAAGCATCACCCAGATAGGCAATCTCTCCATATCCGGAACCAATATTCCTACGTTCACGGATGGGTTTCTCTCCAAAACGTGAGTTGATAGAACCAGCCATTACCCCAGTTACAGAACCGATATAATCTTTGAACACACGAGTAGTCACTCTGCGGAAAGTAAGGTACTGCTGCCAATAGATTGTGTCCTTGCGTGTCTGGTTCACACGTCTGATGATAGCGGAAACAATGTTCGCATCATCGAATAATGTTTGAATCGTTAAAAACATATCCTACCTCCTTACTCGTTAAATTCAAACCATCCCTTCATATTGGCTTTATCGTTCTCGGAGAACGGCATAACCAATTTTGAGGGTTCAATCTCTGCGGCTGTACGAAGCAATGAAACCAATGTAATTCCGTCCTCAACCTTTGTACGGTTGTACAGAGCCGAATTAGCGACATGCTTTTGCTTTAAACCATCAACTGCAACCGCATTGAATAATACAGCATCTTTGGCGATATTCTCACCAAAAGCAGCCTTGATTGTCAATACATCATAACCGACATTAGATTTATCAATTGCCGTTACTTCTGCACCTTTCTTGCCGCTTCCGACAAACATACCCACATAAGCCAAAGAGTTCTTGGCTACTTTGATAGACAAAGCCTCTCCACCAGTGGTATAGGCTTCCACAACTCTCACATTGATTACCGCATAAGCGAACTTGTTTTTCAAGTCCGCATAAATCGGTGTAAATCCGGGAAGAAAACTTCCCACTACCAGGTTCTGCGTGTCGAGTTTGAACGGGCCACGTCTACGAATGCCGGTCTGGACATCGTAGCGTTCCTCTTGCTCAACGGGCGGAACCAAGTCATACTTAAATCCTGCTGACATAATTAATTCTTGTTTTGTTCAACAATAGTTTTCGTTCCCTCATCAATCATCTTAGCGATAGATTCGGATTCTTTCTCAATCTTCTCTTCTGCCGTTTCGGGAAGGGTTACGCCCTTGAAGCCGTCATTTGCGAACTCCTGCTTCAAGTCCTTGAAATATGCGTCCAAGTCCTCATCGTCCTTGATGGCGCATCGTTTGGCGTAGTTTTCGGGAATACCATACTCCTTTGCCTTTGCCATAATCTGCTCCTGCCGGGTAGCTTGTAACTTCTCTGTCTCGAATTGAGCGAGCTTATCAGAAAGAGGTTTAACGGCTGCACTCACTGCGTTAGCAATAATAGCCGCCATGTCGTCCGTCTTATCTTCCAGCTTCGGATTAGGGTTCTCAATTGGCTTACCGTCTTTAAGGTTATGTTTCTTCTCGTAGTTGGAAACTGCGGTCTTGGAAGCATCCCCGGCACGGAAATCACCATAGGAATTTAGCACGTCCGAGAAGCTGATACCCTCAACAATGGAGTTTACCTTTGTCTCGTCCGTTACACCCTCTGCCTTCTTAGTGGCAATTCGGGTTAAGATAGCAGTGTCCACCCCAGCGAATTTCTGTTGCAGCCCTGCCAAAATTTGTTCTAAGATTGTCATACCGTATGAATTTGATTTATAAATTTCTACGGTAAATTTCGTTATTAATAAAGAAGGTGAGAAATAATCAGATAGGTGATACACGACAATGAAACGATTGTCGTAAAATGGTATAAAAAAGGCGTGAAACCGAATGGAATCACGCCTAAATATTCTTCTTATGAACTAATCAGAAACCCAACATCGCGGCTGGAGGTATATTCAGCACTCGACATAGCAACCTCGCAATTTTGAGGGTCGGTTCCGAACGTCCGGAGATATAGTCATTCACTCTTGAAGGACTTATTCCAATCTCACCAGCAAGTTGCTTTTGACTCATCCCTTTCTCTTCAAGGGATAACTCTATCAATTCCGCAACGGTCGGTTTTTCTATCGGATAATGTTCTTTTTCGTATGCTATCACAATATCGGACATAACTGTAAGCTCCACCGCATTCTTATCATTTGAAGGCGTATTGTCATCAACCAATGGCAGAAGTTCCTCCACTCTCGCCAAAGCAAATTCATACTGTTCTTTCGTTACTTTATTCATACTTCTATCTCTTAAATGGTTGAACAATCTATCTTATCGTAATCTTTATGAGTACCAACCCAGCGAATGAAGACGTACCCAATTGTAAACTTAACAACGACAACCAACCGATAGTTGTTGCCTCTGATATTGAATACATAGTGTTGATTGCCTACATAATCAACTGAAAGAAAATCCACTTTAATGTCTGATAGATTCTTCCATTCAGCTTTTTCTGCTATATCATACCAACGTTCCAAAGCTATGCGTGAATCTTCATAACCTTTCGTCTCGTAGAATTCCTTCAATTTTCTATGTGATACAATTCTCATACCTCTTTTATTTAATGCAAAAATATGAATTAATTTTGAATTATAAAATTTTTCCAGAAAATATATTCTATAATATAGAATTTAGTAATAAAAAAGCGGAACTAAATTAGCTCCGCCCAATAGTACTATAAAAACATGAAGCAATGAATTATCCCTTGGGGTTAGGAGACGCTGCATTGTTATTCTTTGCCGCTTGCTCCTCCTTGATTTCTGCAAGCTCCTCTTCTACCCTATCAGCATTCCCGGCAAACATGATTCCTTCACGCGTTGACCAGATGCCACCACTGACAGCGGAAACGGCAGTAGTTACCTTATCGTTCAAATCGTCAATCATATAGGGAACCAGTTTTGTTTCTATGTCAATGGTCTGTGATGCCTTGCTGAACTCGGTCGGATTAATTTCCCCTAAAGCAGAAACAATGAAATTTACCCTCCGTTGCAGGAACTCACCGATAACCTCGCCGTGATTTTCCACCGCCATGTGCGCTCCCATAAACATGAAGCGGAAAGCAGTGCCGGAAGCCTTGCCTATGCCTTTCAATGTCTCAAAAGAGATACGTGGAGTGTTTGACATGTCGTAAGCCATGTTAGTAAGCGTTTCCGCTTCAAATTTAATAGTATCAGGCACCTGCGACCACGTCAGATACTGCGCATCCGCACCTTCTCCCGTCAGTTTCACCATCCGGTCTTTTGTTTTCCCCATGAAGCCCTCCACATCGCCAATCAGCTTCAGCAACGGGAAAAAATGGTAGTCGATGCAGTCGGCATAATTGGAAAGAAGTTTCTCCAGCCGGACACGAAAAGTCTTAATCTTACTACAATAGGGTTCGGGACGGTAAGCATAAATAACCGGTAGCTTTCCAAATCCGTGGGCGAAAGAGGTTCTTTCCTCGTAGCCTTTAGATAAATCCCATTGATAGACCTTCTTGTCCGTGATAGTCATAAAGCAGGTGACTTCCGAACCGTCCATGAGTTTCTTCTTGTACTCACGGGAGAAAGCGACCAAATCACCCTCATCGTTGAAGAATGGATAGAGCTTGTCCCCACGGAACGGGGACCATAGTACGCTTTTCAGTTTTTTAGTAGGCTTCACTTTGCCGCCAAAAGCAGTTTTCACCTTCTTCCAAAACTTAGTCCAGAACGAATCATCATCAACCACATACCAGTATTCAGCCACCTCCTGCTCAGATAACCAAGAACGGACAACCTTCTTGTTCTGATATTTGATTTTGTTGGATTTAAATACAGCCTTTACCGCATCCAGTAGCTTCTTTTCATCATCATCAGTTGGAGTGCAATCCATAGACGGTTCTGTGCCGACCGTGAAAGCAGTTTGAATGTTCACTATATCCTGTTCCAATGGAATGGAGATACGGTTCACTGGTTCTGTTTTATACCTTGCTTCGATTTCATAAGTCTTACCAGTTTTTTCATCGAAGTGCTTCTCAGCTTCTTTTTCAAGAACCTTTCTGTCCGGATACTTCTTTTTGTCAACCATAATTTCATGGCGTTCCGGATTCCAATCGTCCCAAAGTTTACAACAGTCGGGAAGTTCAGTCTTCCTACCTTTCTTCAGGTAGTTTATCTTCTGCCCGATATCGGGCAATGCTAATATTTCTTCTAAATTCAATGGCATAGCTTATATTTTTAGTGTGTGAATATTCCAGTTAAATCTTTCGGCTTCTGAATCTTACCAAGAAGCTCACCCAATACATAGTAACGTACAGCATCTATTCCGTGATTATCATGGTCTTCCGGTTCGTTGATATAGCTCCCGTCCTTATCCTTTGCCCAAACATACTTTCTGAACTCGCTTTGCAAGTTGTACGAGCGTTTGGTTATATAAATCTCCATATCTTTCATTTTGTCAATTCCGGCATTGATAGAGCCTGCACCTTTCTCTACGGCATATATCTTGATTCCTCCGTTGTGTATCTCTTGAATCAAACGTGGGTCTGCGCTGTCGGCAATGACTTTCAATCCCCACGGGCGAAGAGTCTTGATGATGTCAGAAGAAAGCAATCCAGTACGGTAATCCACTTCATCCAAGTAAAGGGCGTTATCAACGATACCACAACGAATGGAAGCAGACGGGTCATGCGTATAACCGAAGTCTTGCCCGAAAGCAACTTTCTTTGCCCAAGCCGGGAACTCGTCAACAATTCCCCACTTCTTGAACACAGCACCTTCTGCAACGTCAGCCCACCGGCCGATAACCACATGACCATACTTTTCAGGATTACTCACCTTTATATCCTCTACCTCTTTTAGAAACTCCGGTGAAAGATTCTCCAAATTATCAAAGTAAGTCGTATGAATGTGGAGCACATTCGGATGAGTGGAAATCTGAACCTGCACACCATCAATCTCTACCAGCTTGTGAGTTTTCTCAATGTATTTCTTGTAGATGAAGTGATTGGAATCGCAAGGATTCATAATGATGATAATCCGGTTCTGAATCCCTTTCTTACGGATGGAGAGCATTATCTTGTCGAACTCATCTTCGCTTGTCCACTCTTCCGCTTCATCGCAGACGAAAGTCGTAATGCCTTGAATGGATTTCAGTTTTGCTGTCTGGTTCCCGGAAGAAGTCTTGATACCCCGGAACATGATACGGCTCTTAGTCATCTTATTGACTATGTCCGTCTTTGTGGTCTTGAAATATTTCGTGGTACCGTCCAAATCTATCTTCTCCATCATTTCGGGGATGATAGACATACCGGCAGAAACCATCGTGTAACGGGTGTAAAGAATCTGATGAACTATCTTCTCTACGGGAGTCATTTCAAAAGTCAACCGCTCAATAAAGGTAGAAGCATTGAAAGACTTTCCGCTACCACGCCCACCGGTGATAAGAATTATAAATTTTTCCTTATCCTCATATAATGGATGGTAAATTTCTTGAGGTACTATCATTTCAGCTTGTCTTTAATCCAGGAATCAATGTTGATGCCGTGCTCTATGTCTGTTGGAATATCAGCATCTTCTGATTCTTCCCCAAAACCTTCGCTTTTCCCTAATGTAGAAAGCAAATAACGAATCATATAGCCGTCTGGACGTTCACGCCAACCCACGAAATTTCCATCTTTATCCTTTTCAGGAATACCCAATGCAAGAACACGGGCAGAAACCAAACATTCATCAACCAACGCCCCGCGCTCATCTGATATAGCATCTTTAAATTCAACATCTTCTTTCGCCCATTGATATACAGTTTTCCGAGCTACTTTAAACGTAGCCGCAACCTTAGTCAGATTTCCACCAGATTTGCGGAGAATCTTTCTAAAATCTTCTATATTAGGTTTCTTAGCCATATCCTTGTGTACGTGCGCGCGTATTTGTTACTTTCGTCACTTAATCAATTTTAATACATCTTCCCCTTTTACAAACTTGTCATCTGTGCTGATACCAAGCAAATCGCAAAAATCCTCTTTAGCGTTGTAAGAAGAAAAAGACAATGTAATATAAGCTTCTTCGTTTTGCTGTCTTTCTATTGACAATTCTCTTACTTGCTGTTTAATGGCTTTCATGTGCTCTTTCTTTTCATCATAAGTCTTCTCATCCGCAGAGGGAGTTTCAATTTCGTCAAATGATGGCAGAGGGGACAATAAATCATCCACAAAATCTAACTGAGATGGCATTTCTGTGTTTATGGAAAGAATATCATTCAATTCCCCAATGTCCAAGCCGACATTCGTATAATCTATATCAGAAATGTAGCCAGCTATAAGGTCTATATCCGGCTTTGTATTTCCTACAGCCATATATGTAAGCTGTTCCTTCTCAGCCTTATCGTCAAGAGCTACGACTTCAACCTTTACATCATAATCCGTTTTAGATGTACCATCGTATTTGTAGTGCAGGTCCATTGCCTTAATCCTTCGATGCCCGTCAATCAGATTCCTCGATTTTTCATTCCATACAATACCACCAAGAAAACCAATTTTCTGCAAATTTTTCTTTTGCAGCTTTACTTTCTCGTCCGAATGCCTTTTAGGGTTAATCGGATTAAGATTTATTTGAGAGCGTTTTATAATTCTTGTTTCACTTTGTTTTAGCTCTTTCATAGTCATATTCAAATAATTTCCGTTCTACCAATGGATATTCATTTATAACTTTTTGTAAATCAAATGGATATTTAGAACGAAGAAATAACAAGTAATTAATATCCGTTATGTCAGTGCCGGATGATTGATGTTTTCCTCCATATGATTCGGGTTTGATTAGACCTTTTCGACTAATGTACTCCAATACATCTTTGTTCCAATATTCAGATAAGGGATAACACTTCTTTTGCACTTCGTTAATACCGTTCAACTTATATGTACGTAACATTAAACGTCTATTCATTGAATCAGACTGCTTAAATCCAAAGAAGGCCCATTCGATATTATATTTCTCCCTTATAATATCCGTAAGTTGAGCCATATTGTATAGTTTCTGCTTCTCGTTCTTAATACATCCTAAGTAACCAATACGCCTAAATGAATAGACCGCAAAGTGAGGTATCTGAATGTACTTCACGTTTGGATATTTACTGCAAGCATAATTTATATAACGATTGATATGAGACAAGTCTTTTATAACATACATATAGGCGCAAACGACCTCTTTGAAATAAGGTGATATTAGGTCCAAAAGGGCTATACTGTCCTTGCCCGATGCCGAGTGAAACAATATAACCCTATCAGCCTTTAAAGCAACTTCTTTAATTATGTCTATTGCTTTATCCATCATTAAACAACTCTACCGCCTACCCTACGATTAATTCTTGCTCGCTGAGCTGCATTTCGCCCCATAGATTGAAATCGTCCGGCTTCATAATCTTTTCGGGTACGATACTTTCGACCACTTGCATCTGTTGCATACGTTTCTGGCATAATCTTTAATTTTAAATTAAATAATCCTTTTACTAAATAAACAAAGCCACCCAAGTGGCTTATATTATTTCAAACCTGAATGGCTTATGATTTCACAAATATGTAAGTAGTAAAATAATGGCAACTCTTTCGGTGGATTCTTCTTGAACTCTTTTAATTGTTCATCAAAATCATGGAAATCAAATTCATCATGCATGAACTTAATACCTTCTTCTGTCACTTCACCTATACCTATCTCGTCAATTGCTACATCAAGTGTCCACGGTGCACCGGTACTATAAAAATGAATAGCTTCTATATCCGTTCTCAAAATAGACTGACATTCATCTTCACGCCCAGCCTTTCTCAATTTTTCATTTTCCTCAATCTGATTGAAGTCCGTGAACATTTTCTCATATTTAGAGCTGAGCATACGAGTTTCTATACACTTTTTACCGTTCAGAATATCTAAAGCGTTGTTTCTATTCATTACAAGCGAATACGCTTCTATCTCTTGACCTTTATAATTAATCTTCATACTATTCTATCATTTTTAAATTTATACTATAAAAAAGATAGTACCCCAAAGGTACTACCACAACCAAAGATAACGAAATATCTTCAATCGTTATACACGACAATCGGCTTATTGTCGTGAACTAAGCCATTTATCCCGTCTTTCTCTGCATGCCTCTAAGGTAGGCGCACAACAAGCAAAAAGTTCACCGCTATCAGTACGGTAGTCGTACTGGTACATTCTCACTCTTTTTCCTCTCAACCTGGTGTTGTAGGTACAATAATTCTCTTTACCGGGTTGGCATACGCTGCAACCGTTTTCATTTATTGAGTTCATAATCACTATATTTAATGTTTCACATTCAATCTTTCTTCACTTGTATAAGCCACTACAAGCCCAGTTTCATCATGTTGTATGGTGATGTACTTTTCACCCCTTTCTATGGTGGTAAAATCGCACATACTACATAACTTACCCAATACCTTGCCCAGTTGTTTCATCAGTGGGGCTTCGGGGCTGATAACTAAAACTAAATCCGCTTTCATAATCGTGTGTATTGTGGTAGCCCGAAGGCTACCGGATTAAAACTTAGAACTTCTCGATTTTGAGATTGTCGTTAATGATAAACATACGTCCACACTCTAAAATCACATGTGTATCTGTAATTCGTTTGATTACTCTTACTACATCATCGTGCGATATGCGTGGCGTACCGTCTGCATGACAGCCATTAGACAAATCACCTGATACTCTATATCTCAAACCTACTGTAACTTCATTTACGTTCATAATCTTATATATTGCGCAGGGCTTTTACCCTGCTGGTTAAACTTATAATATCGTAATCTCTTTGTTGCCTATCTCTGTATCTACATTCAGAACCTCGTACTTTTGAGCCTTGTAATTATAAACGACTTCACAGGTATTGAAACCTCTACCATCTTCTCTTTGGTCATAAACAGTATTTATATGCTGATACATTTTATTGCCTAACATGAAGTTTATCTTACCTGATGTACAGAAGTAGAATGCTACCGCATACTTCAATGTTTTCTTCTCATCAATTTTCTTTGTTGCCATATCTTATATATTTAAATTATTATTCAAACTATGTTTTGATTGTCACACTGCAAATATCAAACTTTATTTTGAATAAAACAAATTTTGATAGAAAAATTTTCAAATTATTTTTTGATACTATTCTTCTGTATTCTATGTATAATTTGAAAACTATTCCTATCTTTGCGTCAAATTATAATTTGAATATCATGCTAAGAGTACAAGAAATCTGCAAACAGCAGGGTATTACCATGCAAGACCTTGCTAAAAGAATGGGAGTGACATATCAAGCCCTGTATGCCGCTGTGTCCGGCAACCCTACCATTGGGAAGTTAGGAGAAATAGCAAAGGCTTTAGGTGTAGGGATAACTGATTTGCTGAATGAAGACAAGGAGGAAAACACTATCACTTGCCCTCATTGTGGGAAGAAAATTAAATTAGAGAAAGGAGAATAACTATGCCTTATTGGTTACAGTTTACAATATTTGCTATTATAGCAGGATTAGTGCAATACATCATCACTTACTTCAAGGAAAAAGGAAAGAATCTTGCAACTAAAGAAGACATAGGTGAAATTACTAAAGAAATAAAATCCGTTGAAAGTCAATTTATTAATGAAACAGAGAAGCTTAAAAATAAATTAGCAATTTTGGCAAATGCGCAAACTGACATAACTTCAATGGAACGTCAGGCTATTATTGAGGTTAACAAAAGCTTGTTTATGTGGATAGATTCTGTTTTAAATATACCAAATGTCAATAATTCAATTCAAATAAATAATTATATTAATGCTCAGAATCAATTATATAAAAATGTACAACAAGATGAAATAGTATTAAGACTATTTGTCAAAAGCGATAACATCCACAATATTCTTCATAAGATAATTTTGGCTTTTCTTAAAATACAAGCCGAAAAGCAACTAAAATGTCATGAAATAATTAAAATAAATAATGAAATAGATGACATCAAACCAGAAACACCATCAAAAGAAAAGAGAGAGAAACTACAAAGAAAAATAGAAGAAAGAAAAACTGCTTTAGAAAACATCTCAGAAAAAGTGCTCGAAGAATACACTACAATTGCCCCAATGATTAATGAATTTAGAGAAAAAAGCAAAGAGCAAATATATAAAATTTTAAAGCCGGAGCACTAAACTCCGGCTCATTAATTGATTAGCCCTTTGAATTTCAACCGATTTACGATTTCGGTGTAAAGATACTCTATATCTCCACTAAAGTCCCCATAATTCTGATAGAGAAACACGACATCAGCACAATTGTCGGAAATGGTACATTCTGATTGAACTCCAAGAACCCTTGCTAATTCAGGTCGTAACCCTGCTGTCATTTTCCCACCGGCGAGCGAGCTTGGAGAAAACAGATACAGGATAATGAAAATGAACTTCTTCCGCTGGGTTACACTGTCAATATTCGGTGGACATCCTCTCTCATTCAGCAACTCAACGAATATTTTGTAGATTTCATGGATAAGGCTTTTGTCTTTCAAAATCGGGGCGGTCAAGGCATTTTCTTCCTCTGAAAGTTCTGATTTCTCGATACGAATCTTTTTAAGACGAATGATTTTATTAAAATCCAGCTCCATAACACGATTATTTTAAAAGTAAAATAGTATATTTGCATCATAATCGTGTGAGGAGCTGATTCATGGTCGTGCGTGGGTTGGCTCTTTCTTTTATTTAACAGACTTATCCTTTTCCTGAATAACCCGATTTTTCTCGTTCACCTCCCTACCCCATATCATAGCGGAATAGATGGCTTTTGCATACAAAAAGAGTTCCTCACGACTGGTAAGGAACTCAACTCGAAGGGCTGCACATTTCGCATCAGTCCAGACATTTTCATTTCTATTCATTGGCTATTTGTTAATTTTATAAATCTATTACGTTAATGGTTAACACATATATCCACTTGCTAAACCATGTTATAAGATGGCTGAACAAAGGCTCATAATTTGCATAACTCCCACAAATCCGTACCTTTGCAATGTGTTTTTCATAGTATTAGATTTAAGGTTAATAAAAAAGATTGGCTGTCTGGGATAGATAGCCTTTTTTTGTATCTATCAGTCACCTTTGTTCTCGTCCCTATACTTATGCTTCCAATAGCTATTTAAACAATTATATACAGTAACGCAAATTATCAAAACTGTTACAACAAACCCTCCCCAATCAAATTCCATATCCTACTTTATTACATTCCACTCACTTTCCATAATCACATGTTCACACTTATTACACCTATGCAGGTAAGTCGGAAACGGAGCTGTCGTATAATCTTCGACAGCAATTTCTATACTGCCACATTCCGGACACTCAATTTTTACCTCTTTAATACCGGAATAGTCCCAGAAAGACGGTTTCCCTTTCACGTTCTCGATAGGTTTGGAGTAAAGGATAGGATTAGCCAGTACCCAGTTATAAACTCCTTTCTCTGCCCAGATGGAAGAGTGATTCACAACACAATCCACAATTTCGACACTTCCAATGATAGCAGAATTTACATATCCATTGCCGCAAATAATCTCACTCTGGAATCCAAGTGAAAAGCTATCCCATTGCCTTTTCGTAAATACACTATTAGGATTAATCATTTCCATGGGGACGGCGCTTGAATGAATCAGCACCCTCTGCCCTAAGTATTTCTTAGGACACGGCCAAGTGCGATTCTCGATGTCTTTGATGCCGTGGACTATCAGACTGGCCCATGGCTGTTTGATGGTTATTGCTTTCATCCTTCGCCTCCTTTCGGTAGTGCTGGTATCGGCCTCCAATGTGTGACATATCCAGTTTTGATGTATGGATAAATATTATACATCACTCTACGAGCCGCCATTTCACCTTCTTTTCCGTCTACTGTTATGACTTGCACTACTCCGGGAGAATCATCTTTCGGAATAGCCATTTCTACGCTTATCCACGGGGATTGCTTTGCCTGCCATTCGGCACCTTTTCTGAACATATTCAACATTGCTTGTCTCTGATAGGCTAATTCACCTTCAACTATTATTGCATAACTTGACGTAAGTTCTTGTTTTGCTGCTTCTTCTACTGTCTGTTTCATAATTTATCCTTATTGAATGTTCTGATTTATGTAATTCACAATCTTTTCCAACTTGCTTGAAGCAAACAAGCAATTATTAAGTTGTCGCTTGCCCTCTTTCCATTCGTGGAATAATTGATAATATGGTGGACTAAGTGTACGGTCAATCTTTATGCGATATTGATTAGTCCCATACTCAGTTATAAGATTCTCAATGTATTCGTCTGAATTATCTTGATTGGTAACAAATACCATCTTATCAGTAGTAAGTATCATATTTTACCCTCCTTATCAAATTCGGATAATGCCTGCTCGCAGAACTTGACCTGCTCCAAAGCATAATCCCTCTTATAAGTGATTATATCGCGTGTTGTATAGTCCGTATAAAATCGGTCTATAATGCTTTTAACATAAAACCTTTTAGGTTCCTCACAATGGTTCAGAAGAATCACGTATTCATCGTTTCTCGGATGCAAGCACAAAAAACGATAATAATTCACTTCACCATTTAGGCATTCAATCAGTTTTTCATCTGTCTTTAGATTTCCAATGTCTTCTATATTCCTTATTGGTCTCATAATTCAATATTTTTTATTATTTTTTCTATTCCGCTCGCTCTGTACCTCTGCCATACACATCTTGCACCATGACGCTTTCAGATGGTATTCCTTACCGTTACGACGGGCTATTCTATCGAAAAAACGGGATAACGGAAGCGCTCTACCACAGCGGGTGCACAGTTTACGCTCCACTCCGTCAACGACCACCCGGTTACGGGGTTTCCTCCTCACGATTTCACATGGCCCGCATTCGGACGCGCCGTACCTCCTGCAATATGCAAGTGAGTGCTTGCCGCACTTGGCGAAGGAGGTGCAATCCGAGCGGGGAACTGTCTGGTGAATGTTCATACTATTTGCCTTTTTCTATAGATTCTATTGCCAGGAATATCTCATACATTACTTGTGGGACAATAGCATTGCCGTATGCCTTTATCGATTCCTGCCGCCACTTTGAAAAGGCAATACCGTCCAATCCGGTGAAAATCCCATCATCTCGGCTACAAACAGGGGATTGAGTTGGGAAGTTTTTCCACCGTTCTGCGAATGATGCTCTCCTAACATTACCGGAAGGTTGCACAGAGCATCCGTCCTCATTTTCCCGTTTTTTCTTTTCAATGCTTGTGGGGAAACGGAGGGTTGATAATCCCTCGCTGCTGGAGTCGGAAGTACCCCCGCTTTCATCAAGTCGTTCAGACGTGCTGAATATCCTTTGCCCTGCACACACGTCTTTCTGTCCTCTGCCAATTTCCTTGCTCCTCCGCTCGCATCCCCGCAATATGGTGTCGGCAATAGTTTCACTGGATAAAACTCCGTCTTTCCGTTCTCGTTGCACCGTTTCAGTCCCTGCGTCTGTACTGTCGGTAGCAGCTCGTTTTGCGATGAACCACACCCTGTCTCTCCTGTGCGGCGCTCCGACGGCACAAGCCGGAATAACAACCGGTTGGACGGAATATCCTTCACGTTCAAGGTCGTTACACACTGTTTCGACGACATATTCCTGCCGATGCAATGTTCTTTCTCGGTCAACCTCTCCGAACAGAGATTCTTCACGTCCCAACGCAGTTTCACTGCCTGGCTGTACCATCGTGAGGATTCCAGCAACGTTTTCACCAACAACCCAATCGGGCTGTATCTCCCGTATCGCTCGTAGCATTTCCGGCCAGAGATAGCGGTCATCTTCCGCTCCCTTTCGCTGTCCGGCACAAGAGAAGGGCTGGCAGGGAAAACCTCCGGTGAGGACATTGATTTTCCCTTGCCATTCTCTAAAATCTGTTTTCGTGATGTCTTCATAACTTTTGCTGTTTGGAAACCAATAATCAAGTATCTTTCTCCCGAACGGGTTTATCTCGCAATGGAACACGTTTTTCCAGCCCATCATTTCAGCAGCTATTTCTGGACCGCCAATGCCGCTGAACAGAGAGCCATGTGTTAGTTTACTATTCATCCTTCCGCTTCTTGTCGTTCATACTTCTGTTCCTGCTCTCCTTGGCAAGTTCGTCAATCATGCGCTGGTACTTCCTTGCCACCAACGGGCAGCGCAGGCGCAGTGCGTTGTCACACTGCCACTCCAATAATTCGATTTCCTTTTCAAGTTCCATGTCCATAAAATCATCTTTTCTTGAATTTGTCACATATCCTGCCGTATCTGCCGCATGCGCACACTCTATGGTTTTTAATTTTACAAAAACATGAGTTCCCTATAAAGTCAGAAGCGTATCTGCAATTCATACATTTAACATACATAGGAATAGCCTGAATCTTCTTAGCCATATTATTTTCGTAAACTTTCCCCTTTGAACTTAACCCGTGTAGTAATCGCAACTAACCTATCCATTGTACGCTCCCCGTACTTTTGGGAGATTTCATCAAGCGACAAGTTAGTTGTCAGCATAAGTAGTTTCCCTCGTTTCTCCGCTTCATCGACTATTTCGCAGAAGGCAAGCCTTTTTTCGCCGAATTTCACGCTCATATTTTCCGTACCGACGTCATCTATGTAGATGATATGTTTTGCCTTCACAGCGTCTATATCGGCATTCATTTGTTGCGCATCGTAGCAGGAAACTATCTTGTGGCAATAATGATTGAGAAGCAAGGGGATGATTTTCCAGCAGATAAGCGACTTTCCACGCCCGCAATTCCCGTGACAGAGAAGCCCACGACCGTTATTTCCCGAAAGCCACGCTGCTATTTCCTCGTATTCCGGTAACCATTCAGCATTTCCCGTGAAATAGTTCAGTCCTCTCCAAAGGACACTCTTTGCATCAGGTATAGCTATGTTTACAAGATTGGGCAAGGGATTAAAACCCATTTCCCTAAAACTATCAATTGTTTTTCTGAAGTCTATTTGTTCCATCTTTCCTCCCATTTCTTTTCCTGCGGTGAATCGTATTTGTCAGGAGAGTTATTATTAAGAATCACCCCAACGTCAGTAGTTGACTTGGCAGGCATTCTCTCCTTGTTTGCCCAAGTAGTTAACCTTCTGGACAACTCCCATGTTTTTTCAAGTTCAAAGCGCATCTTCGTGCACGATTTATTCATTTCAGACCAATAGTCGAAGAAAGCTCGTATCATGTCTTTCGGGTATTTACCCACATAGGGAATTAAAGACTGATAGAAAGAATCTTTCCGGAAGAGAGTAGCGGCTTTAGCCGCGTCTTTCTTTGCTACTCCGTTAGGAGTAGTTTCTTTTATATTCTTTTCTTTCTTATTATTTGGGTTAGAGGTGGGTTGTCCTTTTTGGAAGTGGGTTATTTGCTGGGTTACAAGGTGGGTTATAAATTCTTGTAAATCTCCGTCTATCAATTTATTAAGTGGGTTACAAGGTGGGGTGTTAGGTGGGTTTCCTATGGCTTCACCGTTGTATTTTTCAAAATTGACAAGAGTAATCACATTAACCCCTTGACTGTTATCAGTAGTAATCATTTTCTCTCTTTTTAGTTTTCCAAGAAAGGATTTAACCCATTGGTCTGACCTTCTCCATTTTTTAGCGAGAAATCTATTGGATGCAGGATATTGCCCTCTTTCCCATGTTACCTCGTAACACCCGATGCGCGACGTAGTCGGTGATGCCTCAAATCGTGCTGACTGTATCAAGTCAATCCACGCTTCGCACTCACTAAATGCCCGGGCGGCCTGCCATATCTTGTTATCGAAGAATGTGCGGGATAGTTTGATGAATCCTTTATCCATGGTTTCAGAATCTCACGTTAGTTAATTGTCTTCCATTGGAGAACACAGCCCACTTGCCGTTACCACTATCAAATAACCGTAAATCAGAAACTTCCCCAAAACGTTTGATATTACCGCATAAATCCACAATCTAGCCACATTCTTTAGATGGATGCGGACGGATGGCACGACCGACTATCTGATACCACATGGCAAGTGACATTGTAGGACGTGCCATAACTACCGTATCAAGTTCCGGATAGTCAAAGCCGGTGGTTAATACCCCGACATTCGCCACTACCGAAATTTCACCAGCCTTGAACGCTTCAAGTATCCTTTCGCGCTCACCTTTTGGGGTGTCACCCGAAACGATTGCGGCTCCGGGTATAGACCAGGTAAGCCGCTCCGCTTCTTTCAGAAAACGGGTAAATACCAAAATACCTTTCCGTTTTCCTCCGGCTTTGGGATTCATCAGCCTTTGGACAATATGAACGAGATAGCCGTAAAAGTCTATCCGTTCATATTCTCTCTGAACTGACCTATCCGTGTAGTCGGCACCAGTGGTATTTACTTTCAAATTGAGTTCGTTCCATCCCGAAGGATTCATTGGATAATAATTTAGTTTTGCTAAATATCCCAAATCTAATAGGGTTGATACCTGTACATGGTAAATGACCTCTGAAAAGACATGAGGCTTTGTCCGGGTGATGAATTTCAGCATAGAGCCGAAATCACGGCTAGAGCTTAAACGGTATGGTGTTGCAGTCAAGCCAAGAACCTTGCACTTTACCGCATCAAAGAAATCCTTGTACATTCCCTCTTTAGGGTTTACAAGGTGGCATTCATCAACAATGATGTTCTTGAAGTGGGTAAACAGCTCAGGATGATTCTTCACACTGCCGATGGTGGCAAATGTTATCCGGCTTATTTCTTTTGAGTTAAAGGATGCAGAATAGATGCTGCAATCAAGAATGCCGTATGAGCAGAGTTTCTTGAAGTTTTGCTCGACAATTTCACGTGATGGACAAAAAATAAGCACATAGTCATTTAGTCTATGTGCTATATCCGCAATTACTATTGATTTACCCGCCCCTGTTGGCAGTACCATAACACCGTTACTTTTCTTATTCTTGTCTTTGAAAAAGGCTACCGCTTTATCAGAGGCAGCCTTTTGATAATCCCTAAGTATTATTGCCATAATAATCAGTTTTATAATAGCACTTACAACCACGTGTTGTTTTTTGCTTGCCTCTACAACAAGCGGCTATAAGCGAATGATTAAACCCATCTTTTTCGGCAGCCTTTGCCGATTTGTACTCTTTTATAGAGCCATCAGAAAACACTATTACTATTTCTTTACAACAAGATTTATGTAATGACTTTATATGTTTTTTACATTTTTCGCTTGCCCTATTTGATTGCGATATGTTTTTACGTGCTAAATCAAAATTCAAGTTTTCTTTTGTTGTACACCATCGCAAATTAATTGCTTTGTTATCGGTGCGAATGCCATTTATATGGTCAACGCATGGCAACTTGTTTTCATTTTGCACGTGAGCTTTCGCAACCAAACGATGCACAAGAAGTAGTTTCTTTATATTGTTTTTGCAAAGGCATATTTGAGAATAACCATTTTTGCCAACTCTATCTATCAGTATTCTTTCTCTGCAAAATGTTAATGCCCCACGTTTACCTTTTCTGTATCTTTCTAAAGACTTTACCCTACCTAAATTTGATATTTGGTATAAGCCTTCGTACCCTTCAATGTCTTTCCAAACTTCGTCCATAATCATTGATTTTAAAGTGAATAATAAAGGCAGTCTTTAAAGTCGTGCGAAGACTGCCTTTTGATAATCGTGTTAGTTCGTTAGAACCGAAACTCTATTTGTTATAATCGTGGCAATAATATAACTCACATCACGAGAACATTCATTTAGTCTTGAAACGGTATCGTCCAAACAGTCCCACTGTCCGGCATTCCGTAATTCTTTCTCATCCATCGTACCCGAAACTATACTACGGGCTTGATTAATTAGACACATTGCTTTTAGTAAATCAGAATGAACAGCTTTGTTCTTTATCTCTTCAATATTAATTTCTGTTGTCATAATCGTTTATATTTTATGTGTTAGTACTTTACAAATAGCTTTATAAACTTGTGTTTTCTCAAATCTATTCAGTATTAATGTTTTTTCAGTACCGAATGATAATTCACCGTTTTTGAACTGATATACGTTAATTCGCCCGCCAACTGTGTTATGCCGGTATATCTTTACTTCTTGATTTTCTGCTATTAGTGTCATAGTTATGCAATTTTGATAAGGTTACACTTTTTGAAACATCTATACTCTTCTTTTTCAGTGTCCCAGTACACTTGCAGATTGTCATTCGGCTTTCTGCCTCTACCTTTTACCTCACCGATAAGATTCTCTTTGAGAGTGCCAAAGGCTTGACGTAACGTGCCATCGGTCTTTTTGAAATAAAACTCTACTATCTTCACTTTCAAAGCCGCTTTCAGCTTCAAATTAGCCCATGCGCATTTCAACGCTTCACTCATTGAATAACCGTTCTTGCGAACAAAAGACCATGCCATTTGCATTACTTCTTTCATCTGACTTCTAAATTTTGTGCTCATACTACTTATATTTTATGTGTTATACTCTATTTGTTTACTTTGATGATGCAAATGTATAATCTTAATTATTCATTTCAAAGAAAAAGAATATATTTAATTATTCATTTAACACTAATTAGTATAAGTATGATTATACACATTATTATAAAAGAGTATATTTGCAGCAATTAAAATACATGATTATGAACAGAATAAAAGAAATCTTAAAAGAGAAAGGTATAACCCAACAAGAATTGGCTGACAAATTAGGTGTTACAAGAATCTCAATAGTAAAAACATTAGCAGGTAATCCATCACAAGAAACTCTTGAAAGAATTGCTAATGCCCTAAATGTACCTATGTGGCAACTTTTCGCATCACCAAATGAAGTAAAACAAACGGGAAATTCTCTTATATGTCCTAATTGTGGTACCCCCCTTGAACTCAAAATCAAAGAGTAAAGAAAGAGAGCGTTTCACAACGCCCCCAATCCAAAACACATAAAATATATCATTGCAGGCTTTTACGTCTGCTTTTTCTTTTTCTCCTTGCTGGGCTGAAAAACCAATGTATGACCGTCAAGCCTTGCGGCTATATCCGCTATGATAAGACTTTTTCCACTCCCCGTAGGCAGAACCATGATAACATTCGTCTTCTTCGCCCTGTTATTGAAGAAAGAAACGGCAGCATCAGAGGCTTTCTGTTGGTAATCACGTAGTTTGTACATATCTATCTTCTGATTTAATGATAAAAGGGGAATCCTCACTAAGTTTGGAAAGAAATGTCCGGATTATATAAGCCTGTTCCTTACTTAATCCAACCGGAGAGAATGAACCATCATTATTCTTGACCATCATGACAAATGTTCCTGCTTCCAAATCATTCATAACCCTTTCTCCTTTCGTAACTTCTTATTAAGTGCTTTGTAATACTTGATTAGCTGTTCGTACTCAAAATCAGTCATTTTGGAAGTGCTGGCAGCTTTCACTTTTAGCAAATCAAATTTCTGTTGACCGATTTTAGCAATTAGATTCACCCGATAGCCTTCCAAATGATCAGCTTTGAATCTGTTGCAGTGTCGGCATTCGGCATGGCAATTATTCTCATCAAACCGTGTTGTCAAATGTGTACGACTGAAATAGTGCCCGCAGTCCGCTTGTGTAAGCGGCTTTATCTGTCCACATGATATACATCGGAAGGAACCGTTTGGCATACAATCACGAAGCCGGATGAAAAGGGAAAACTCCTTGTCGAGTTTAGCTTTCAAATCCGGCTTCTTCTTTACTGTTACCCCTGCTTTATCAAACAAGGGTAAAGGCTTGTTTTGCTTTGATTTCTTTTTGTATCTAAACAACATGAAATTATATTTTTAGTATCTTTGTCCTAAACCAATAAATTAGATTATGGAACTTGATGAAATTCTAAGAAAGTTATATTCTCGAAACAAAATAGAAATACTATCTGTTATAAACACAGCGTATCATATTTCTATTGAAAACTATGACAGGCTCGCTCACTGTGTTCACACAGGATTTTGTTGTAATACACATAAGGGTAAACTAATAGGATTTATTTATTGTATAACCAATAAAGAATTATATTTCCAAGGTAACAGTAAGCGATTGCTTGGGACGTATATGAGGCCTAACAAATCTGCGTTATTCAATGATTGGTTAGTAGCGCAAGCCTCTGAAAGATCTAACTTATATCGCCATTGTATATCATATAGTATAAATGAAGGAACAATGAATGTTGTTGATCCCAATAATATAATAAGGACAAATGATGGAAAATACATTGTTTATGCAGGAAAAAATGAATGGGATAAATTTACCATTATCAAAGGCAAATCCAATATAGAGTTCCCTATATTGGATTTACCAATACCAACGTTCTATTGTGGCGGGGAATATAGATTTAAACTCAAGTAGATAAGCGAGATTCCCAACTGATCTCTTTGCCCAACACTTACCCGTGTTTGCCTGCTCTATCTATAAAGATATGGCAGGCTGGTTAACAAAGTTATTCCATATAAGCCATTGAAAACTCTTTCGGAATAAACCGCCCGACCGGAATAGGTTTGGCTGATTCAATAGCCGTGTGAATTTCTCTCTTTTTGAACTCATGTCCCTTTTCTTTGGCTTGTTTCTCACATTCTTCCTCTTTGTTTTTGAGATAGTGGGTAATAAGCATCATCGCTCTGTCAACGTTGAAGGTGTTCACGACAAAAGTCTGAACCCTTTCGTCTTCATTCTCTCCATCCGTGAATGTGATTTTCGTCTCAATCTGATAGAATTTCTTTTCATTCGGTTTAGATTCTTCGTCGCTATCTTCCGTCTCATCGTCCATCTTATCAACGTATTCTGCCATAGTGATTTCATTTTTGAGATAGGCAAGCGAAGCATCATCAACCTTGCGTTCTTTCAAGTTGTCAGTAAGAATCACGCAGGAATCGAACTCCTTTATCATTGTCAGGGTGAATCCGAACTGATAATTGAGTTCGATGTAGTCTTTCAAGATAAGGCAAGCATTCTCTAGCCCAGTGGCATACAGCAAGAACTTATACTTCTTGTCACTTATTTGTGCTTGTGCAAGATAGGGATATAAGAACTTGTTTTCATTCTCGAACGCCAAACGGTTCTGGTTGCTGACTTCCACTTCCTTGATACCGTCGGCCTCCATACTGAAACGAATTTTCGCCAAAGTGTCTTGGTCTATTAGCGTACCACGGTCGAAAAGAATTTCATTTCGTTCAATGGTTACTGTTTCACCGGTATCTTCATCAATAAAAGATTCCTCCCATGTTTTGAGGACACGTTTTGCAAGGTACATGTTGAGCATCTTCTTCGGGTCAGATGTCACATACCGGATTTCTGTTTTTCTTGTTTCTATCATAACTAAATAAATTCTTGATTTCTTTGTATTTCCTGCTGTTCCTCAAATTTCCAACAATATCCACCTGCTGTTTTTCTTTTGTTGTTACAACATTGTGAGATATTTTGAAAATTTATGCCGGTATCTCTACAAGCGTCCATTAATGTCAAATGTCGCTTTATAAAAGCTCCATTCTTATCTAATTGAATAACTACTTTACCTTGAGATACGGCCCTTCTTCTTTGGGCAGTACCATAACTCAAATTATAAGCGTGAGTACACCATTCCAAATTAGACAAGCTGTTATTGCTTTTGTTTTCATCTTTATGATTTACAACTGAATACCTATGAGGATTGGGTAAAAAAGCTTCCGCTACTAAACGATGAATATTGAGTGTATGTGAACGTCCGTCTTTGAATAGATTTACACATTTATACCCACATCTATCTTGTAGTTTAAGAATATGTGGCTTTTTCTTCATTAATTCACCATTTTGCAGTCTTACGTAACTGCATATAGATTTAATTCTACCCCTGTCTGATACTTGATATAAACCTTCATATCCGACAACATCTTTTCGTAACTTTGGAATACCTTTGTTAGTTCCTTATACAAAGGACTTTGAGAGAATTACCCAATTTTGAGGTAATGACTTGGCAACTGTGACATTTGCTGCGTTCTTCCTCATTTTGCTTCAAAGCAATAGCTCGTGGTGCAAATATATGATATTGGGGTGGAAACAGCAAATGTCCACCCCAATAATTATCAATAATTGTCAGTTAAGGAAATAGAATATCCTCTTTTGATATATTCCAATTATCAAAACTAAATTTCCACCGTTCCTCCATAAATTGCAGCATCAACAAACCACGCTTCTTTATTTCATCTGGAGTCCATTCTTTATGTTTAGAAACTTCAATTTCACTATACGAGCCATTATAGTATCCTATTTCTTTTCCGTCTTTGTTTAGCAGACATTTCTTTTTGTCAAAATCGTAATTCTGCAACTTTGAATTTTTAGAACGATTTAATAGTAATAGATTTCCCAAAGAATTCAAATACTGACGTTTTTCTGAAGGTTTAAGATGCCCAAAACGATTTTTCCAATAAATATCATTAGGTGATTGTGGGTATATGTGTTCAATTGTATCCTCTTTCTTTCTCTTGTTAAAGTCCTCCCAAGAGACTTTCATATTAGCATTGTCTTGTAGGTACAATTCATATTCATAGAGAAAATACCTAAGTCCGCTCCATGAATAAAAGCCTTCTCTATCATTTTTTGAGAATAGTTCTTTTATATGATTTTTGAATCTTTCCAAATCAAACCATCCATAATAGTTTTCATCGTCTTCCCCATCCGTCAAAAAGTCAATATCTGCCGTAATTGTTTCTATATCCAACTGTCCCATATAATACTCTCTTGTCTTTCTGTAAAGATTGCTATTTTGCGTATTTGAAGAACGGTGTGATACAGCAAAAACCAAGAAATTGAATCTTTCACAAGCATCTAAAAAATTCCAAATTAAATCCTCATTGGTTTCTTTGGTAAATACAGCCATTATCATTGGAGGGAAAGCACCCCAGCCAACTCGTTCTAACTTCTGAATGTGCTCTTTTATTCTATCTGAATGGTTAGAATATTGGATGTTAAATATGTAGAACCATTGTTTTACACACTTAGATAGGCTGTCGATATAATTTTTTATATCTTTAATTGAGATATTCCCACTTAATACATTTTTTGCGGTGAATTTTTTCTTAAGTAAAAACTCGGCATACACATCAGATTGACTTCTATCGTATGTGAAATACATTATCCAATGATTAAACAAGAAGTCATCATCATCTAATGGATTATCTTTGTTTTTACCTAAATATTCATATATGGTTTTCCATGTTTCATTAATATCTGTTCTTAATCGTCCTTTTGTTTCATCATCTTCATGTAATAAAGTGGACAAATATATTAGACGGTTTTTTAGTAGTTCCAAATGAGACAAATCTTTTCCTCTATTGTTCATTGTCTCAAATGTTACATATACATCTAATGAGTCATCTATTTCATAATAATTGAATTTCAACCTGTTTATTGCCTTATCAAAGATAGCTTCTTTATCCTCTTTACTCAATGACTTAAGTCTATTTTTGAAATATTCTTTTGCAAACATAAGATTTGCTGTATACAATGTTTCGGGATACTTGTCTGCAGCAGAGGATTCTTGTTCTAAAATCTTTGTCTTGAAATACTCATCGCTTGGATTATCCTTTTCATATCCAAATACAAAAGACTTATATAGCTGGTTGTAAGAACGATACAAAAAACGGTCTATCCATTCACTCTTTTGTCCGTAATTAATGCCTTCATTGTCATTAAACGTACATAAAATTTCATGCAATAAGATAATTAAAGTAGTCAATCTCTGCTGTCCATCTATTACATAATATGCGGACAGCCCCTTTTTGAGAAGCCATAAATCATCTTTCCATTTTTCGATATTGGATACCTCATTTGCATTTATTGGTTCTACTGTCAATAATCCAATATAATGTATTTTATTGGGGCTAAGGTTTTGGATATCTTCCCAAAAGTCATCTAACTGGCGTTCTTCCCAAGAATAGCCACGTTGAAAATCAGGAATACGAAAAATTTTATTGTTGAATATTTCTGATAATGACAAAAGCTTTGTATCGCTCATACTTTTAGACTGCTAATCAATTTTTGTTTTCTATATATTCTAATATGTCATCCATCGTTGCTTTGAAAAAACGACCATAATCGCTTGATACATTTATAGGCTCCCAGATTTTGAAGCACTTTTGTCCTAATGAACGACTAAAAGAAAGTTGGTATTTTTTTCCACATACCGTAAAATCAAAGACCTCACCCTTTGTTCCTGTCTCTAAGGCTTCTGATAGGTCTTTCAAATTTTTAATCATCTCATCTTTACTGCCAAGAAAAAAAACGATTGGTTGATGATATTTTGAATTATTAGGTAAAGTTACAGAATACACTTCTACTTCATCTATAATTGTTTTATTTAGCGCCACAGAACCATTTGTAAAAGATTTCACTTTCTCGATTTTAGCAACTTTTTTTAGTTGAGCATTTGTGTAGGTTGGCACAGACAATAGTAATGTTAAGACAAGTATGCACTTTAAACATACACTTGTTCTCTTTAATACTCTCATAATTAGATACGTTTAAATTGTTAAAAATAAGCGTGAACCGTATGCCACACTCTTACTTGAAGGTCGTAGGAAACCTTGAATACAGATGTAACAATAGCAGCCCACGCTATAGCGTGAGAACCACTATGCTATCCTTGTATTCAGATTGAAAATTTCCTACGTTTTCAAGTACAAGATAAGCATAACGCTTCTTCTTTTTCTCGTATGTCTTTGAAAAGGGTTGCCCCAATCCGAATACAAAAGTATAAAAAATCCGTGATATGTCATTCAACTATCACGGACTTTATTTTGATTTACAAATTAATACCCCGATTTTGTCTCCTTGCTTGTGGTCTCAGCTTCTCAATAAACTCCTCTTTCTTCCGTCTGAACCAACTGACATGTGAAACTCCGTCTATGTGGAGGTTGAAATTCCCCTCCTTGTCCTCTTTCAGTGAGCATATCGTTTTGTCTGCCTTGAAATGCTGGTTAAACTCACAAGAATAGAGTTCCCCTTTGATGGAAACATCCTTGAACGTGCATAACTTTCTGATGAGGGCATCGCCAAAGTTCAGCGTATCACGCAGAAATTTGATGGTTGGCATCAGCTTCTCCACATACGGGAAATAGTGCTTGACATAATCCACGAATTCGGACAGCTTGCGGTGCCGCTGTTCGTAAGCATCCGTTATCTCCTGTATGTGCTTTGCCTGTTGCTGTTCCCTGTGTCGAGCTTCTTCTTCAAGTTCGAGGATGCGGTCTTGCAAATCCTCGTTTCTGCGTTCCAAAATCTTAACTTTGTTGCTTCCGAAAAGAGAACCGACACTTTCTGCAATGTGGGTCGCTGCTGTGGTGGCTGCGCCTTTCAGTTTCTCGGTCTGCACCTCTTTCTTGGCTCGTCTGAGTTCCTGCTCCGCTTCGGTTTTCTGCTCCTGCAAATCCACCACTTCCGATTTCAAGCTGTCAGCAAGTTTCTGTATGTCCCGATAATACTGCTGTGTGGACTTGTGACGAGCCTGTGAGCCGTCTATGCCACGTTGCAGACCGTACTTTGCCATCGCTATGGCATAACTGTCCTGGTAGGATTTCAGCTTCAAGCGTGTCATGATATCATCGGCACACAGGCGGACGGCATTGGTTGGTTTCTTTCGATACCGCTTCTTTACCTGTTCCTCACGTTTCTTGCGCTTGCGCTCTCCCTTGACAATCGGAACGAGGGTAATATGTATGTGTGGCGTTTCCTCGTCCCTGTGCAGGTGTGCAGCCACGATATTCTCCTTGCCGAACAGGTCGGCAAAGTATTTCATATTGTCGGCACACCATTCGTCAAGTCTGCCCTCCTTTTCGATACGCTTCATATCCTCGTGCGTTCCCGACACATTGATACGGATAGCCCGAACTTGGTTGTTCCCGATTTTGCGTGTCAGTCCTGCTTCCTCCAATCTCTTTTGAATGGCTGCCGTGCGGTCTTTTATTCCATCGGGGTATGTGACGAGTTTTCGGTTAAGGTGTGTGCGTGTGGGGTCTGCGTTCTTCGGTATGATGAAACGCTCGATGTGGGCGGTCGTTCCGCTGTCGGAACCGTGCGCCTTTTCCATGTGTAATACTACGAATCCCATATATAATTCCTTTCTTATTCTGCTTGTGAAACATCGTTTGATTATTGCTTATGTACGGCTGTTGCCGTTGGTCTTGGAGAGTCCAGAGAGGTGCAACCTCTTTGGCTTATTGGGGAATTTTCAGCGTTGCTTGCAATGCGGCTCGGAAAATTCCCTAATAAGCTATGGTATTTTCCATCGGTAAATATCCGTACCGCTGCAAGCATCCCCTTACATCTTCAACCCTTTCTTTTTCGGTGGCTGTATCATCCGCCTTGCGGATTGGACTTGCTTCTTCTCCGTTATCGGTTTTTCCGATTGGGACATGGGCTTGTCGCACAGGTAATCGTTCAGGTCTTTGTGTCCGTTGTAGTTGTCGGAGAAGTCGCAGATGCGACCACTGAACTCTCTCGCCAAGTCCAAGTAGGCATTTCTTCCTGCCTCGTCATTGTCAAACAGGCAATGGATGCGCTCGTACCTATGCAGCACGTCTATGGCTTTGGAAACATTGGCAATCGAATTAAGGATGATGTAATCCTGCCCATCAAGGTTGGGTATGATCGGGCAGTTCCTCATCCGCAACGTAAGAAATGACAGGTAGTCCATCATACCCTCGAACACTAGGCATTTTTCTCTCGGTTCTCCCTGCTGGCATATATGGCTGATGTCCTTCGGTGCGATGCAGCCCTTGAAGAAACGGTTGCGCACTTCAAACCCTCCAGCCACATTCGGGAAGCCGATGGCGAAATAGGGCTTGCCGTTATGGATGAAGTGCAGTTCCTTACATTCCAATCTTGCCAAGTCGGTGTTTATGCCCCTTTCCTGCAAGTAACGGAGCAATGCAGGATGGGTAAGTTCTCCCACCTCTAACTGGTGGAAACTCGGTTCGGATGACTGCTGGCGAAAAGAGAAAGATACGGGACGGATGTGCGGTACTCGCTCCGCTATCTTATTGAGCAAGTAAGGCACATAGTCGGTTGCGTATAGTTCCTCTGCCAATGCGATGATGTTGCCGCCCTTGCCAAGTCCGAAATCGTACCACTTGTTAAGCTCGGTGTTTACCTTGAAAGAGGCATCCTTTTCTTCTCTCAACGGTGATTTGTACCAAAGGCTGTTGCCTTGTTGTTTGACGGGCGTATAGCCCAAACTTTGCAGATAGTCTGCAATGCGTATGTTCTTTACTTCCTGTATGTTCATAATTTTCCTATGGTTTGATGATGATTGTAAAACCGATGAATTGATGAATGTGTATGACAAACTATTGGATAACAATATTATACATCCTCATCATAGTTTCATCAAAGCACTTACCAAAAGAGAAAATCATCATTTGCCATATAGCGTATGGTCTGCCTGACCTGTTTCCTCTTTTCATCAGTAAGATGTTTTTGATGAATGTTTGATGAGAGTACAAACCTTTATATATCAGTGTAGTTATATCCTTATTCATCATTTTATCAAAATAATCAGAGTGTTGTCAACTGTTCTCTTGTTACGGTATAAAACCGTCCTATCCTCCGTATGGGAGAATAGCGGCACTCTCGGGTATAGTCCACTTGATAGGTGTTGTAAGTAAGCGTATTCGGTGCAGGAGTTAATTTCCAGCACTCCTGCAATACCTTACGGACTTGGTGCTTCTCCACCTTTACCTGTGAGTGTACCAGCAAAAGAAGAAGGTCGTTGTAGCAGAAAGAGAAAGTATCCGTACCAACACTATCCATGATGTCAAGGATAAGTTCTTGCATCTCTATCTCCAATCGGTTGCGGTTGCTGCGGATTATCTTCTGTAAGGCTTCTGTATGCAGCAAGGATGGGGCAAACCACATACGGCTTTCCTTTTCGGAGGATAGCTGTCTGTGTTGCAGGAAATGAAGAAAAGCGGGTATCTCCGCTTTCAGTTTTTGCAGAAAGTCGGTATCATCGGACTGCAAGCGTTCAATCTTGCGTACCCAATAGCGTGTTTCTCCTGCATCTATGATTACGGGCAGATACTCGTTGTTGGAGCATAGCACGAACTTGGCAAAGAACGCTATCTCGTCACGGTCTTTGCCTTTAGCTTCCACCTTATAGGATAGGGTTGTACTGAGGTTCTTCAACCTCTCGCTGTCCTCCCTGCGGTTGAGCAGCACCTCATCCACCACGATGAGGAGCTTTCCTGCCCAATCGGAATTGAACTGACTGCGGAAATCCTCGTTGGTGTTGAACGTGACATTGTTCTGAAAAAGGGCTTTCAGAAAGTTGAGAAACGTACTCTTGCCTGTGTTGCGTTCTTCAGATACCAACAGCAGGATGGGCAACTTTTGGATGGGTTGCTGGTAGAGCAGTTGCAGATAGTCCATCCCCAACTCGTATTGCTCTCCGAAGATGTGCCGTATCAATGATTGGATGTGCGAGAAATCACCCTCCTTTGGTCGGTGGTCTATCGGTTCATAGAGGTTAAGGAACTTACCGACCACAGGGCGGTAGCCGATGTGTTCGGGTACGGTGCAGAAACCGTCATACTTGGGAACGCTGCCGATGTAGTCCTTGCCATAGTCTTGGCGCAGGGTCTCGTTGTTCCACGCGATGCGTTTCTTTACATACCCTCCGTTCAGTCTCGGCTGCTCCACAATCTTGTAGAGCGATGTTCCCACTCGGATGAACTCTTCTTTTGCCACGCTGCCATCTGATGGCGGCTTGTGGCTGTCTTGTTGTTTGTTAGCTGACATAATCAAATGGTTTTAAGTTTGAAAAATACCAGCCACAAAAGTATAATCATTTAATGAATAGGTTGTTACGCAAAATACAGCAGAATATAGAAAAAAGCCCCTCGGAACAAAAACTTTCAAAGGTTTGTCAATGGAGTCGGATTGGAAAGACAAAAAAACTCCCGAAATGCGAATGGTCGGATTTCGCTTTTCGGGAGAAAAAATCAGAGTATCTGTCGTATTGTTGTGCTGACGTACAGATTTAATGACTGCATTACGTCAGTCTCTCATCCCAATCTACGAGAGGTATTTGGGCTTGACTATTTCGGCATTGCCCAACGAAAAGAAGATGGTTTGTTTCTTTTTTCGCAAGTACAGCCTTTTCATGATGGCATTGCGCACCCGCTTTGCTCCGAATGTGCCGAAGTGGAAAGCGAGGGCAATTATCGTTTCAAGGTTGTAAAACTCCATGCTGCACTTGTCGGATAGGCGTATGGTACGCTTTATCTCGTACTCCCTCAATGCGCCACTTTTGCAAAGAGCCTTTATCCCTGCCCGAACGGTCGGGGCGGTGACACCGAACAAATCCAACAACTCGGATTCGTTCATCCATACATCGGTTGTGTCATTTGGCAAAATAACATTGCCGAACTCGTCTATTGTGATGGTACTTCTTTCCATAGCCCTATGCCATTGTTGTGTTCCCAAAAGATTGGTTCAGTTTGTCACCGAACATTGTAAGGTCGTGGTCTATCTTCTGCGTGGTTATTTTCGCATAGAGTTGGGTTGTAACGATGTTCGTATGTCCTAACACACGGCTGACGCTTTCAATCGGCATACCTTTGCTTAGAGCAAGGGTTGCGAACCCATGCCTCGCACAATGGAATGAGATGTCCTTTGTGATTCCGCACTCTTTTATCATCTTTTTCAATGGCTTGCATATAGACCAATAGTTCAGATTCGGGAAAACGGACTTGTCCGTTTGGAACTCCTCGTAACGCTTGATAATCTGCAAAGGGATGTCAAGCAGTTTCACTTGGAACGGGACTTTGGTCTTGTGCCGTTTGGATAATATCCACTTCTCTCCGTTCACCTCCACTATATCATCGGTGGTCAGTCCCTTGACATCCACGAATGACAGTGCGGTAAAGCTGGCAAAGACAAAGATGTCACGGATGTAGGAAAGTTTGGCATCCGCAAATTCGTGTGTCATCAATGTTTTCAGTTCTTCTTCCGTCAGATACTCACGCTCCTTTATGTTGGGGCTTATATGGAACTGCGCAAACGGATTTCTCGGTATTAGTCCGTTGAAGTGCGCACGCATGACCACACCTTTCAGCCACATGCAGTTAGTCCATATACTGCCATTCTGCAATCCTCTGTCGGTGGAAAGGAAAACGGCAAACTCCTTGATGAAGTCGGGTGTCAGTTCAAGCATAGACAGGTCGCTTCGCTTGTAGTTAGCCTTGATGAATGCCGCCACATGGTTTCTTGCACGAACCCTTGCCATGTAAGTTCCTTTTACACGGTCCGTCCCCACACGCTTTTGAAACGTTGCGTTGTCCTTGTCAAACGCTCCAAGCAGTGTTTCATACTCGCTGCCGATTCCTTGATAGGCATTGCGCACCATTTCTGCCGTAACATACGCCTCTCTGTCTGAAATGCGCTGGTAGTGCTTGATGATTTGCGCCTTGATGTTGTCTAAAGCGTGGTTAATGTCCCTCGCTTCAATACTCTTGCCTTTGGCTCTGTTGCCCTTCGCATCCCAAAGCGCTTTCGGGATGGTCTGCTTGCAACTGAACTGCGCCACAGAACCGTTGATTGTCACTCGTCCCATGATGGGGACAATACCGTTTTTCTCCTTGCTGCCGTTCACGTAGAACAGCACTTTGAATGTACTTCTTGCCATACTCGTTTTTTTGTTTGCAAAGTTAAATATCAACGAGTTAAACCTTGCTACGCAAAACGGTGACAAACGGTGCAATAGCGTCTTACATGTATTAAATCTTACATCTTCTTGGGTAATGATTTGCAAACCGTTCTCCTGCTATATTCTGCTTTTCCTTGCATTTTCCGCTTTTTCGGTTTGACCTCATCTGACACCGTAACGACATTGGTACAAAGTCTTTTAGCGTCATTTCTCCCATCTCTCTCGGTTGTTCCAGCATTTTTCCATATTTCTGCCATTATAAATAATCTTTATTTCGTCCAATCTCTATTTCCATTAGTTGAATCAATCTATCTTCATCAGCAGAAGGTAAATATATTCCGCATTCAGCACTTGCCCAATTACGAAAACGGGTAATACTTGTACTCATTTCTGCACTATCTAAATCAGCAGAGCTGCGCAATATCTTTATCCGTCCCAAATACTTGTCGTCTCTCTCACGAATGAAAATGGATGGATTAACAAGCTTTTTATAATACTGTTGCTTCACCCACTCCAACGTGTTTCCGGTCTCACACGCAAAGTAACCTAAAATCACATGCAAATATTTATTGCTTTGCAGGCTTCTTTTAGGCTTTTTCTCTGTGAGTTCTACAACCTTACCGCTTTCTGCGAGCTTTGCAGAACGAGCCTTAAATTGCTCTTTCTGCAAAGGGTTTGAAGTATCGTAAAGGGACATACATTAAAAAGGCAAATCGTCCTTTACATTGCCATTAGCATCAACCGGAGGTGGAAAGTTCTGCGGCTGTTGCTGATAAGTCGGCTGCGGTGTAGGTTGTTGAATTGGTTGCTGTGCCAGTGTAGCTTGTGAGGATTGCGACACACCGCCACGCGCATCTATTTTGTAACACCGAATAGACGCCATACGTTTGAATTCTCCGTCCTGATTCGTCCAAGAACGCCCTTGTAAGACAAATGATACAGTAACAACATCACCCTGATTAAAGCGGTCGAGTTCTGCACACTTATCGCCTGAAAACTCTAAGGGAATAACATTCTCATACTCGCTACGCTCTCCCGTATAAGGGTCGTAAGTGGTAGCATCCAAGATAAACTCCCGTTTTGTAAATGAGGAACCACCGTTTTTGGATGGTATTTGAACGGTTTGTCCGATTTCGATTATCCGTCCGGTTATTTGGTTTGCCATTAATTTTCTCCTCCAAAAATCTTTTTATCGGTTATAAGTTCTCTGTTTTCTTCCAAAAACCGGATAAATTCCTCACAATGATTAGTGAGAATAGGAATATCACGTTCTGGATTGAAAACGTATGTTTCTGTATAGGTATCTACCACAAAACCGCCTTTATTGAACTCTACAATGTTGTACTCAAATGTCCGTACATCCGAACCGTTCTTCATCAAAGCGTAAGGATAAACCAAATGTTGATGGTGGTCTTTGAATTTCCCTACGGTATAACTTCCGGTTGTTTTGATGTCGTGGACGCTGGCCGGCATCAGTTCGTCAATTACCCCATAAACCAAAACATTGCCGTATGCGGTAGGCAAGATTGCTTCTACCCGTTGTTGGGTCAATGCTCCTTTGTAATAATTGGCAAACTCGCGGCAAAGGTCAATGTGAAAAGTGAAAGTGCGATTGTTGTAAACGGCTTTTATCCCGTAAAGTGTTCCGTCATCATGATATGCCCTGCTCATTTCCATTATGGAAGATTTACGGTTCTCAATCATACAATCAATGATTTCATTGAAAGCTGTGCCACGGTCGGCAGCTTCACTATCGAACGGCTTGCGGTTGATCCGGTCTATCAGTTCTTGGAACTGCAATTCGTGAAATTCTTCGGGAGTATGGGAAGGATTTTCGCTCCATCCCCAATACTTTTCCCAAATTACATCACTATTCAGATATCCCCAATAGGCATCCAATAATGTTGCATATATACAGTAATTAAGCTGCTGGTTTTTCATAAGTCTTTGTCTCTTTATTGGGAACAAGCCCTAATGCTTTTGCTTTATTATTAATAAGCACTTTTGCCGCAACCATCGAACTACCTATATGTTGAAATTCACCAAGCCTTGATAACAAGTCATTGATGGATTCTGCGTCTGTCACCAGTTCAACCTGCTCTTTGATTTCCTCCATCACCTTATCGTATTTCTCCTGTGCTTCTTTTTTGGCGGCAAGCATCCCAAGGTAAGAGTTGATAATCTTCGAGGCGACAAAGTCGTTCTTGGCAGTTGGATTACCGTTCTTGTCAAGAATGGTAGGAACCTCCATTACTGAAGGAAGATTGCAGGTATTCTTTCCGTCATTTCTTGAAGTCGGGTCAAAAGTTATAGTGCGTCTTTGAACGCCTCTTTCGCTTTTCATTTCAAGATAACCAAGCAAATCCAGTTCGGTAACGATGGAGTTGTAGGACTTTTCACGCAAGGCAGGGATAAACACCGTATCATCACCTTCTTTCCGTGTGTCGCGATGGGCAACAAAAATGATGTGCTTGTTAAGCCCCGAAAGTGTTCGTGTCATCCATGAAAACTCTGCATTGATACCGCTCCAATCCCTGATAGACGGTTGGCGGCTGCCACATTTATAAGTAATGATGAAATCCATCATCTTGCCAATGGTATCAACTACAATGGTCTGATAAGCAGACAAATCCTCCTGCAAGACCTGTTGAACATCACTCCATGAAGTGACCTGTACGGTATCTATGTTTTCCAAATGCGCCATATTCATACGCTTAACGCCATTATCGAAATCCAATAACAAAGGTTTCGGTGCGCTCAATGCCACTGTTGATTTTCCCATACCAGCCTGGCCGTAAATCATCATTTTCACTGTGGTAGGGATTACTAATTCATTTGATTTTTTGATAAGACTCATAATCGTAAAATTTAAGGGGTTAATTATTCTCTTTCTGTAGAATAGCATCTACATCACTTTTTCGGTACAATCTCTTACCTCCTATTTCCAACCTGCACAAATATCCAATTTTATGCCATCTCCATAAGGTTGACTTATCGGTATGTAGAATCTGACTTGCCTCTTTAATGGTCAAGTAGTCCTCTTCCGGTCTGATGAAAGAGTCCCTGATACCTCTCACTGTCTTTTTTACAAGATGTTCTGCGAACTCTTTCAAATCAGTGGACTTTATAGTCAAAGTAACATTGGCACCACTATTTAAAATATCCTCCATGTTCATTCTCTCACCCTTTCTATATGTTCAATTCTAAATCTTCGTAACCTCCTCATATCACCTTGTTCGTGGCAAAGCGACAGAGAAAATATACACAGTAAGCAACATGCGACGGACACACGGACTATAGGCGAAAAATCCATTGTGAGCCTCACACCGGCTATCCGTTCATAAAGCATTGTTGCAAGTTCTCTCCCATTCCGTACATGCAATATTTCAAAAGCCTTTTGCAATTGGTTATTAATCGTGCTAACCGCCCGGCATTTGAAATTGGCGATTTCCTTTTTCTCATACCCTTGTGCATACATCCGTGCTGTAATCTCGCATTCAGGGGTGAGTTCTGTGAATACCCGTTCCATAATCGTGTGAGTTAGATGACTATGACTCCCTTTTTTACAACGACAATACCTTTTCTCGGATAAGACTTTGAAGTCCATTTTTTACCCTCAAGAAGATGCTTGGCATTTAGAAGTGATACGTTGTTGCGGATTGTCTCAAGTGAAGATATAGGCAGCTCTATCGTGGCTCCTCTCTTCATGTTTCTCATTTTCTCTTTACTTTCTACTTTTTCCATAAATGTTATATTAGAATGATTGGTGGGCGTTGACGGACTCGAACCGCCAGTCTCCTCAAATGAGGTGTGTTAGCCATTACACCGAACGCCCCAATAAGAAAGGTGCGCTATTTTCACAAACAGCACACCCAGTACAAACACAAAATAAAACACGACAAAACAGTCCATACTAACACTTTTTACGCAACTCCATACCGGTTATCACTGCGAGTATAACAGACAAGATAAACATTGTGGATGTCAATACAATCCCCGTCATGTACAGAGGACCATCCTTTATTATGGAATTGCATAACATCATTGTCATGCACAGCAGTACAAGCAATGAAAAAGAGAACATAATTATCTTCATAACATCGTCATTGCAACCAGTTCATCACTATAGAATTCTACAAAATCGTGCTTTCCGAACTCTACCATTACTTTATCCCCATTGATGGCGCAAATCGCTCCAATCTTGCTTTCCCATCCGGGATGTTTACACTTAACCGGCATACCTATATATGGCATACGTGATTTATACATACTTTTTCCCATAATCGTGTGATTTTAAATTTTACCGCCCGTACAAGGATGAGGTAAAGCGGTGCGCACTTCGCTTTGCCCGTGGCTTTTAGTACGGTAGTAGCACTGACCTTTGCTGCAGCCTTGTTCCCCTGAACCAATTCGATTGGCAACATCACGTTATAATCAGGGGATTTTCTTAACTTTGAGGTGTCAAATCTAAAAATTAAGAAGTATGAAACAGTTTATTGAAATTCCCCAAGACGGGGAATCTGTACTGATTAATGTCAATCACATCGCTGCTGTCAAGTCTAAATCATTTGGCGATGAACAAGGATGTGAAATATTTGTCGCTACCCCTTATCAGAGGGAGCATTGGACTGTCGAGACTGGATGCCTAATAATCCAATCCAATTTTTCACTCTCTCATCTTCGCCAGCTGATAGAAGAAGCTCTTTAGAGGTCTTACCGTCAAGAATGAACTCTACCCAGGCTTGAACGGCTTGGGTAGTTGAGTGTGTGCCAACTTTCAGAAGAAGCTCTTTGCGTAACTTCTGTTCTTTTCTCTTTCTGAAATACTGAAGTATTCTTTTAATCATCTTTCTTCTCTATTTTATTATGCGTTAATTTTTCCATTCTATCCCAAATGCTAAAAATGCAATCCGTGTAAGCACCAATCCAATCTTTCCCTGACAATATCCATAATACTAAAAAGAACGGAGTAAACATAGCAAATGAGAGAGATGATAAACAGATAAACACGGCTATTAACAGCCTAATAAAAACATTCATAATTATATTTAAAGTTTGTACCTACCGGTCATACTCGCCATGCTAAAGACAGATATTCCTCCTTATTTGTTTCTTATTAGAAACTCTTCAACTTGCTCCTTTAGCGAAATCCCATCATTCAATATTGGTGACAGCTTATCGCAAATTTTCGATAGGTTATCTTCATATAAAGCGATTTTATATGCCCTTTCAATATCTTCATCAGAAAAATTACTCATACCCCGACAAATCTTATTTATTGCTTTTCTATATATTATAATTTCCTCATCTGTAATGCTTGTCGGTGAAATTCTGTCAATTATATGCCAATTCAAATAACAACCACCTACAACAATTCCCCAATTTTCAATCCTCTCTATAATACCTTTTTTTGAAGTATCTCCTTTATACAAGACTTTTACTTCATCACCAACTTTGAAATGTTTTTCAATAAAAGCCTCAACAATATCTTGAAAAAACATCGGAATTTCTCTTGCCCATATTTTAGTTTCCATACGCCATATTATTTTAAATTTAGTGCCCGCCATACCTCCAACGGATTGCACCCAGTATCATAGACTGGACGGGCTTATATGTGTCGATGTGCGTGTCGGTCGCCTAATCCGTCATTACTTACACCTCAAAGACTATGGTTACACATCTATTAATTGTTAAACATTGCACAGCTCGCAAGCCCCAACTTGCTTATGTGCGTTCGTTATCTTTGGTTGGCAAAAACGGCTTATGAATTACACCGTAATTGCTTTCACAGACTTGTCAAAGAACCAATCAATAGTACCCTACCCGATTCTCGCTATCGGTTGCCGTTCAATCCGTCAATAGGGCTGTCGTGCGTGATATAATCGTGTGATTAATCATCGTAAAAGAACTTCTCGCCCGGCTTTCTGAAAAGCCTATAACTTGCATACAAGCAGCCTAATACTATCAATGCCTCTATCATACTGCTATTCTATCAAGTTGAAACTCTATGTAATCAATCTCTTCTTGAATAATCTCTAAGGCCTCTTCTTTGGTATCGGTATTACAGAAAGCACAAGCCTCTGTGTCAGACATCTTATCAACTCTATCAAGGTCTATACAAGCCTTATCCAAAGCCTTTTCAAGCCCGTAGGCTTCTATACTGTCACATACTCTAAACTGTCTCATATCAGGCGATTTTTAAAAGGTTAGCTTTCTTAAAGCATCTGAACTCTTGGCGTTCAGTATCATAGTAAGTTTGAACGGTGTCGTTCTTCTTTCTGTTGTCAGTACCAGCAATGGCAGGCATCAACTTTTCATTTAGTGTACCGTAGGCTTCTCTCACAGAACCGTCCACCTTTTGAAAGTAGAATTTCACAATCTTGCTTTTCATCTGCAATTTCAATTTCATGTTAGCCCAAGCGCACTTTAATGCTTCTGACATCGTGAAACCGTTCTTGCGAACGAACTGCCATGCAAGGCTCATAACTTCATGTAAAAAACTCTTCGTGCTCATAATCGTGTGATTTAATATGTTTATACTATTTGTATCATCAATCATTTAGTTTATCTTTGCTACGTGATTGAATGATGATGCAAATATACTAGAAGTTCTATATCTAGCATAGAATTTCTAGTTAATTATTGTAAATATGCTAGATTTTCTATAATCAAACCTAGAATATCTATATGACTTTAAAAGAAAGAATGTTCTATCTAATTGAAAAAGAAGGACTTAATCCAAATCAATTTTATACCATCTCTGGATTAGGAAATGGGTACTTAAATAACGTAGGTGAAAGTTTCAGAAAGCCAACGATAGAAAAGATAAAAAAAAGCTTCCCGCATTGGAATATGGACTGGATTCTTTATGAAAAAGGAGAGCCTATTTCCAATATATCTAAAGAAAATATAGAAATTCTAGAAGCCATACCATTAAACCAAAACTATATTATAAACGTACCATTAGTAAATCAATACGCACAAGCAGGTTATTTATGCGGATTTCAAGATGCTGCATATATAGCTACACTACCTACTATACCTTTTATAATAGACCATGAAGCTAAAGGAAACTATGTAGCATTTGAAGTAAGAGGTGACAGTATGAATGATGGAACTGAAGAGAGTTACCTTGAAGGAGACAGACTTCTTTGTAGAGAAATAGCTCCATATCTGTGGGCAGAGTCTAAATTGCATATCCGGAAATGGGATTTCGTTATTGTACATGAAGACGGAATTTTGGTAAAACGAATAATAGACCATAATGTAGAAAATCATACTATTACAATACACTCTTTGAACGATATGTATCCTGACAGAGTTATTGATTTGGCAGAAGTTAGGCAAATCTTCAATGTGATAGAATTGCAAAGGCCAAGAAGAAGATAGTTTAAAAGTTTAATATACAAACTATTAAAACTAATACT